AAGTGGATGGCGCTTTGCCGCCTTCGCCTGACAATTATACCTGGGAGCTTAATACATCTCCTTACGGTCAGTTCTTCATGCTTTTATTGAAAAGCTATACGGCAGGCGGATTGTACGTGGGTCCTGAAACAGATTGCGGGCGATCTAGTCGCTTCAGGTGCTAGCTATGGGTATTGAATTTAAAAGTAAGATGTCTAATGAAGGAAAGGCATTTGAGGATGCAGTTAAAAAAATAGTAAATACATCGGCAAAAGTCGGTTGGTTTGGTATGTATCCCGCTGATAAAAATGGGGTATCAAAATCAGTTGGGGGGGTTGCATACAATAACGAAATGGGAGTAGGAAGAATTCCTCCAAGACCTTTTTTAAGGCCATCTATAGATTCAAATAAGAACAAATGGATGGGTGCTCTTCGGAGTCAAATTAAGCAAGTTTTTAATGGTGATAAATCAATAGATCAAGCCCTTATGACAACAGGGCTTCTGGCTCAAAAAGATATTCAAAATACCATCGCCGATCTTTGGTCTCCTGCATTAAGCCCCGCTACTATAAATATAAGAGAAAGAAAAAGAGGGGTTGATAGTGGATCTGGATCATCATCAAAAAATCTATCAAGAAAACAAATAAAAAAAGAAGCTTTTTCTTCTAATAGAACCCCAGGTTCATTAATAGATAAGCCGCTTATAGATACTGGTATTTTCATTAATTCCATAACTACGGTAATAGAAAAATAATGAATCTACTTGGAAATATACTAGAACAAGCTCTGCAATTAATTCCACCGGAAACAATTTCTTATTATAAATATTTTGGAAGGGTTGCTAATGATATTGGCGTGTGGGTTCCGAAATATTTAAGCGAAGTACAGGTGTCTGGTAGCTGGCAGCCTGTACCGCGCAAGGTAGACTATACATCAGGTTACAACTTACAGAAAAACTATTTTAACTTTTTTTGCTCTAAAAACGTTTTAGATTTAAAAAGAGATAGTTCTAGCGATCTAATGGCAAGAAATGGCTATCTTTATCAGTGCCAATCTATTACTGACTGGTATGGAGTTGATGGATGGGTTCAAGTTTTGTTAGTTGAAATTGGCCTTGATTTACAAGATAGATTGATCATTGGTTTTAATACAGATGACTCTGTTAATGATAATGAAAATTTTGAGCAAGGTAATTTTGCTCCGGGGTCATGATGACTGATAATCAATTAATAGCAATTTTTAGAAGAATAATAATTAACGGATTAAAAGAAACTGGATATCCTTATGTATCAGTCATGCAGAATTTTCAGCCTACACAGCAAGGAATAACATCAAACCCAATGGTGTCATTTCAAAAAATTCATAGCCATAATTACGGCCCACCTTCACGTGAATATTATATTGATGAAGATACTCAAGAATCAAAAGTAAAACAAACGCAACAGATAGAAGCTAGATGGCAAGTATCCTCACTAGTAACCCAAGCTCCTGATAATAAAACTTTACCAACTTCTAGTGATATTGCTCAAGCAGTTTGCTGGACATTGCAAAATGATTTCGCTATTGAAGAACTTTCTGCATATAATATCGGAATATTAAGAATAACGAACATTGTTAATCCGTATATAATTCAAGATAGAGATCAGTACGAGGCGAATTCAAGTTTTGATATGATGCTGATTTATTTTGATGAGAAAATTTATAGCGTAAATAAAATTACGCCTCCCGCTGAATTTAATATGATTGAGGTCTAAAATGGCAATTTCTTTTTCGGAATTTATTAGCATACAAAGCAGCGCAGTTGCTAGCGCTTCAACGGCAGTAAGAGATCTTGTTCAGAGAACAGTGACGACCAATCCTTTGTTACCTCCAAAATCTTTTGTTAGCTTTGAAAATTTATCAGAAATAGAAAATTATTTTGGATCGACTTCTGAAGAATATTATAGGGGCGAAAAATATTTTGCTTACTTTTTACAGAATCAAGGAAATCCTGACAAAATGCAATTTGAGCGCTGGACAAAAACAGCGACTGCCCCAATGATTTTTTGCATTCAAGATAATGCAACAACATTAGCGGATTGGAATGCTATTTCAACAGGTGCATTTACATTGACGATGGGCGGGTTTACTTTCAGCATGACGGCATTAAGTTTTACCGCTTCAGCTAATTTAGCGGCGGTTGCTACAGTTCTTCAAACAGCAATTCAAGGAAAAACTGGTGGCGGAGCTATGTGGACCGCGGCAACAGTAACCTATAATTCTGTCTATGGTGGCTTCTTATTAACAGGCGGAGCAGTAGGTTCTTATGATGATCCTATTGTTGTAACTACTCCAACCTCTGGAGTAGATATAACGCCTAAGGGTCTTCTTGGATGGATTCCTCAGCAAACTATTGATGCAAGTGGAAATCTTGTCTCAGGCGCTATTTGGGCGCGTGGCTCAGCGGCTGAAACAATTACTGAAAATATGACGCTTACAGATGGCATGTCTACTAATTTTGCATCATTTGTTTGGTGCTGGAATTGCGGCGTTACATTGAGCGAAGCTATCTCTGCGGCAACATTGAATTATACTTGGAACGTTAAATATTTTACCTTATTTGGCTATACATCTTCTACTTATTCGGCATGGCAAGCGGCCTTGGCAGGCTTTGGAGGAACTGGCTTGACAAAGTTTAGCCTACCAACTACTCAGGTAGGAAATTTAACGACAACCAATCCCACAGTAACGGGTCTACAAGACACTAGTTTGCTAAAAGTAGGTCAGCCATTGGCGGGGACTAACATTCCCGTGGGCGCAAAAATTGCGAGCATTCCTTCTGCAACGTCAGTTGTAATGTCAGCTAATGCAACTGCAACATCAAGCGTAACAATTACGTTTACTACCATGCAATTTCCTGAACAGTTTCCAGCAACGCTTGTAGCCTGTGTGGATTATGATGGCACAAGCACTGTTGTTAATTATATGTACAAAAAAGATTCTGGAAATACTGCAAGTGTTGCGACCGATGAAGAATTTAATACTCTTAATGCGCTAAATCTTAATTTCTTTGGCGTTACTCAAACAGCCGGTCAATTGATAAGCTTTTATCAGCCTGGAGTTTTGATGGGCGTAGAAAGTAACGGTGATCTATTAGATATGGGCATCTATGCTAATGAAATCTGGTTTAAAGATCGCCTAGGCGCTAAGTGCATGGATGTCTTTACTGGCAATCCAATTGTGCCTACATCGCCTACTGGAAAGAATATGATTTCCAATGCTATGCAGACGATTATTAATCAGGCGAAAAGAAACGGAACTATTATTGTAGTAGAGCTTATTTCTGATCCTGACTTATTAAAACAATTTCAAGATAAAATTACGGGCTTAACGGGCGACCCTAAGGCTTATCAGGATGTCTTGAACAATGGTTACTGGAAAAATGTGGTAATTCAACCTTACTCAACGAATCCAGTCAAGTACAAAGCAGTACCTACTATTGTGTACACAGGCGCTCACGGCATAAGTAAAGTCGAAGGCAAGAATTTAATCGTTTAATTTTTTTAGAGAATAATTATGGCTATATCAAATATTTCTGCGTTTAATGGGGTTGGTTTTATTACCGCTAGCAATAGCTATATTACTGGCCCGCTCGAGAATTTCTCTGATGACCAGGACGGCATCAATTTAGAAGAAATTGAAATTGCAGCCGTTGCAAAAACAGTTAATGGTGAAATGTTATCGTGGGCCAAAGCAGGCACTACGATTTACAACGTTACTATAACAGTATGGCCCGGAAGCCCAAGCGATCTATTGCTAGGCGCAATATTATCGGCCAATACCGCTACGTTTGGAAGCCAGCCAGCTTACGATGCCATTACGCTTGTAATGAGCTTCCCTAATAAGGTTCCCAGCACCTACACAGACGGAGTTATGGTCAAGGCATCCCCTTCATATAGCTCTAGCAGTGAAGGCCGTATTAAGACAAAAACATACACATTCGCATTTAATGAATATGATGGAGTTTAATAATGGAAGATAATAAACAATTTACTATTAACATAGGCGACAAAGAAGTTATTATTCACAAGTACCCGACAATGGGTGGCCTTGAAATAATGATTAAGTTTGGAACTTGCTTTTTGCCTAATTCAAATTATGAAAAATTTGAAGAGTGCGTTATTTTGCTCATGAAACATGTGGGCTTGATATTGCATAATGGCGTTGAAACTAGAATTATGTCAAAAGAAATGATCGACAAGTATTTTACTATGGAAGAAGTGGTGAGCATTCTGCATAAATCATTAGATTTTAATTCGGAATGGTTTTCTAACTCAATTGTAATTTCCTACTTTAAAAAGGCAATGGAAAGAGTTAAAGGTTTACTACCTTCTTGGATTGAGAAATTTATCCCTTTTGTTTTCCAAATAATCGAAAAAACTAAGCAATCAAAGGAAGCCAAAGAGCATGTTGATTCATAAGAAAAAGATAAAAATTAATGAGAAATCATTCATCATTTCTATGATACCCGCTTACTATGCGCTTAAATTGATACCAAAGTTTCAGGAGATCATTGAAAACCCTCCTGAAGATTACGATCAAGTTAAGGATTTTTTATTTGGTCTTTTATCGTATTGTAGGTTAGTTAATAATTCAAAGCTGATTAGAATAACTCATGAACTTATTGAAGATGAGCTTTCTCCTTATGATCTTCAGCAATTACAAGAAAAACTGATACTTTATAATCAACATTTTTTAGCACTCGGGCGGAGTTAGATTTTCTCGAAAACTACCGCTCTTCGTTTTACTCCGAGAGCTTTAGGAATATTCATCCGTTTATTGGGGCGGTTATTTCAGGTGGAAAAGCAACACTTCATGAACTTCAGACGATTTACTCATTGGAGGATATGATGCTATTGTGGGAAATTGAGATAACATCTCGCTATAATGAGAATAGTGCGTCTGAACAAGCAAGTAAAAAAGGTAGATAATGGATTTCCAAACACTATACATCACCTTCAAAACCGACACTAAAGGTGTAAAACAAGGAACTAAAGAAGCCAAGAAGTCTATGGATGAGTTTAAAACCTCTCTAAAAGACGCCGATGGCTATACTGAAAAACTCACCGAATCATTTACTAACCTAGTCAAATCTGTAGCTGGTTTTGTTGCAGCAGGCTTAAGTGCAAGCGCTTTATTTAAAGGTCTTGAAGGTGCAAGGCAGTATACGACCGCACTTGCCTATCAAGCGGATCAAATGGGCCTTAATATAAGCACCCTTCAAGCTTATGATCAGGCATTAGAGCATTTTGGAGGTAAAAAGGGTGAGGCGGCACAAAATATCAAAGGAGTTGCCAAATATTTTGGAACCACCCCAGAATTAATAACTGATGTTGAATTAAGCCAGTTGGCCAATACATTTTCTCACTACAATCAAAAACAAAAGGATACTATTGCAGAGCAATATACTTTTACAGATTCTTTTGCTCAAATGTTAACTATAGGAGGCCCCGCTCTTAAAAAATTACTTGATCATCAAAAAGAATTGGGAGTGGCTACCCATGAAGAGGCACTTAAATTAAAAGAGCTTAACGATAATTTGCTAGATACTAGCAATACGCTTAAAAATAATTTTTTATTAGCTATGATAGAGCTAGCCCCTACAATAAATACTTTCTTAAAAGGCATAACAGAGGGGCTCATAGAGCTCAGAAAGCATCCCGAGCAAACAAAAGCTGCCTTATTGTTAATTGCGGCAGGATTTACTGGTTTAAGCGCCGCATTAGTTCTAGCCAATATAGAATTTGTTGGAATAGCTGCTTCAGTAGCGCTGATTGTTGTTTCAATGGAAAAGTTGATGCCACTTTTTGAAAAATTTAATGCTTTTGAAAATAAGAGAAAGGGATCTGTAGATGCTATTAGCTTGGCTAGTAAAAATGCGATTGGAGGAAAATATACTGCCGACGATATGATTTCTGGGGATATAGATTTAGATAAAAAATCTCCACTATCAAGGTTGCTAGGATTATTTGACAATAATGATGATAAAGTTGATTTATATAATGGATCATCATTAGATTTATATAAATATTCAAATAGCCCAGTAAACAGCCAAACTTCCGGCGCAATAGCAAATAATAGCAATCAAACTCAAATGAATAATGATCAAAGTTTTAGAATGAATAATGTTACCGTAGTCACTCAAGCTCCTGATGCGCAAAAGATGTTTTCAGATTTAATAGATAAAAGATTTATGAGTCAATTATGGAAGTCAACGCATACTTTTAGATCTGGAGAGGTAATATAATGGCTGGTATAACTGACTTAGCTAATGAAATTATAGGCGGAAGACGCCCTAGGCAAAATCAAGTTAGAGTTTGTGATTCTGATTTTAACCCTATTATTAATACATTAGGAATATTGGATTTTCAAGATAATTTACACAGCAGAATAATGTATCATCCCGTTGAGGATGGCTCAATAATTGCAGATCATGACGTCATTCAGCCATTAGAAATAAAGCTTAGCTGCAAATTAGTAAATATTGATTATCAATCTGTTTATTTTAAAATTTACGATGCTTTTTATGATAAGACAAAGCTTATAGTTCAGTCGAAAGTAAACTCCTATACAGACATGTATATAACTGCTTTGCCGACCAAGCAATATGCTGATAATTATTCAGGAATTGATATTCAGATAACATTTCAGCAAGCACTATTTACTCAGCCAAAATATGGAATTACACCTAAAAATCCTGCTAACTCTAATACAGTGCCAACTGGCATTAAACAAGGAACTCCTGCTAATGATGATCAGATAACTAAAGCTACAGCGTCAGTAAGCACGCTTGCTCCAAAGGTGGCATAATATGCAAGTAATCGCACTTCAAAGAATCGCTAACCAAGAAATAAATACTATTCTTGATGATAATACTTATGAAATTCGCATTCATGATACTCGATATAATGCATCGCTTGGCACCGATATAATGGCGGTAGACATCATTAGAAACAATGAGATGATTATTCAGGGCGTTCGGGCGTGTACTGGATGCCCATTAATTCCTTTTTTGAATTTATGTGATGGCAATTTTGTTATTGTTACAGAAAATGATCAATACCCTAATTGGCGCTTGTTTGGAGTCAATCAGTTTTTAGTTTACATGTCTCAAGCGGAGATGGAGGCATCATTTAGTGGCTAGCGGTTTTGATTTAAGAAAAATTAAAGTTACGATTGACCTTGGAACAGATATCTTAGTATTTGAGGAGCCTTTAGCAATTACTGTAGCAGGCACAAACTACGCAAACTCATTGCAGAATGAGGCCGAAATTATCATTGAAAATTTAAGCGCTAGTGTTCAGAACTATATTTTAACTGGAGTTACTCCGTTTAATAAAAATTATCTTCCGAAAAGTGTGCGCGTTGAAGCAGGAAGAGAAAAATATGGAACCTCGGTTGTTTATGAGGGAAATGTAGTTGAGGGAACGTGCTCTGATCCACCAGATATTGGCGTATCATTAAAATGCTTAACAGGTAATTATGCTTTAGGTAACCTGGTCAATAGAAGCATGGGCGGAACGGTATCTCTTAAGGTTATTGCTCAACAAATTGCTAATGACAATGCAGTTGTTTTAAAATTTGACGCAGAAAATAGGAATTTACCCGGCTATTCTTTTAGTGGACCAGCGCTTGACCAAGTTTATGCTATGAACAATTTTGGTGGTATTGATGCCTTTATTGACGATGGGGTTTTGTATGTTAAGGACGGCCTGGTTCAAACAAGAGGTCAGGTTATAACGCAAATTAATAAAGATACCGGAATGATTGGCATACCTCAGCTTACCGAGGAAGGTGTTAAAATTAAGTTTTTATTTGATCCCAAGGTAAAACTGGGCGCTGGCATTGTATTGACGACCGTACAATATCCTGAGCTCAATGGCGAGTATGTTATTTATAGGCTTGGATTCCAATTAACAACGCGTGAAAATCCTTTTTACTATATTGCAGACTGCAAAAGAGCGAGTTACAAATAATGTCAGCAGAATTTAATAAAAATTTTCCCTATAGGAACCCCGCAAATGACGATGATCTTACTGGTATTTTACAGCAGTCATTTATGTACTTCATGAAAAAATGCGATGGCGTATTACCCGGAAAGGTGTTGGCTTATGATAGGGAAAGCAATACCGCTCAAATCCAGGTTATGATCAATAAAGTCGGTACAAGCGGTGAAATAATTCCAGGAAAGCAATTGCCTAATATTCCCGTTATGACTATGGGTGGTGGTAATTTCGTGATGAATTTCGCTCTTAAAGCAGGTGATCTTGGCTACGTAGTTGCCATGGACAGAAATATATCTGCGTTTTTAAAGTCATTGAAGGCAGCCAGCCCTCCGGTCTACACGATAAAAGATTATACAAGTAGTGTTTTTATTCCAACAGTAATTCGAGGCTATACAATATCTTCTGAAGATGACGATTCTTTGGTTATCCAGAATCTTAGTGGCTCTGTTAAATTTTCATTAAGCGATGAAAGAATAAAAATATCTGCGCCTGAAGTCATTATTGAAGGTCAAACAGAATCTACTATTAACTTTATTAATCCCGAAGGCGGAAACCTTTACGTTAAAGGCAATATTCAAGCTGAAGGATCAATAACGCCGGATGTACCTCCTCCACCATAATAATTTAAAAAGGAAATAAAATGGCAAAAACCTTAGCGACCAACACGAACAATGATATAGAAGGAGTAGCCCCTTATGACCTCTATTTGGATAAAAACGGCAATATCGCAATGGCTTATGATCAAGACGCTATATTGCAAGCCTGCGCTCAAGCCGCGCGTACTATTCTTGGTGAATTGATATTTAATACCAATGCAGGAAACCCTTATTTTGAATCTTTATGGAATGGGGTTGTTGATTTACAAACGTTTTCAGCATCTCTTCGAAAGTCATTCTTATCAGTAGGTGGGGGTGGTTTAGTGACAAATGTCAGCGATTTAACGACAAATTATGTAAAAAATGTGTTTAGTTATTCAGTGACTATTACTACAATCTATGGGACCTCAGCTATTGCTGATGAACTATTAAGAAATGAGAGTTTAAATGGCTAATGTCTATGATTACATAACAGAAGATGGCGTGATTGTTCCTGATGCAGGTGTAATTCGTGAAGAAGTAACCGATGAATATTTAGATGAGTTTGGAAGCGATCTTGTTGTCGATAGCACAACCCCAACCGCTCAGGCTATTTTAATTAATGCCGAGACTTCGGCAAGAATTGCAGTGGCTGATAATAATGCTCAATTAGCCAATCAAATAAATCCTAATCAGGCTGGAGGTGTTTTTCTTGATGCGCTAATGGCTCTTCTTGGCTCATATTCTATTGCCGGATATCCAACGACCGTATTAAATGTCGTTGTTACAGGCGCTCCTGGAGCTGTCATTGAAATTGGGTCTCAGGTTCAAAACACACAAAATAACGCTATATTTTATAATACTGAACAGCTAATTATTCCCGATAGCGGAACGATTACGAATGCAATATTTAAATGCACCGAAAACGGACCTATATCATGTAATGTTGGCGCATTAACTCAAATACTGAGCAACTATGACGCATGGGAAACTGTGACTAATCCTCAGGCTGGAACACCTGGGCAGCTTTCTTTATCTGACGCTCAGAAAAAGAATTTAAGAAAACAGACTGTTGCTGCAAACTCTTCTGGATCAGCAAAGGCATTAATTTCTGGGCTTTTATTAATTCCAGGGGTAACTAGCTTAAAGTTAATTGAGAATTATTATTCTACTACTATGGTTATTCAAGGCGTAACAATGGTAAAAAATTCATTGTATGCCTGCGTCGCTGGCTCAGCAACGAATCAAGAGATTGGAGAGGGTCTGACTTCCATTAAAAACTTTGGATGCGCTTATAATAATGGCTATGGCATTCAAGAGAGCGTTGTAATTACTGATCCCTATAGTTTACAACCTATTACTGTATTGTTTGATAGGCCCTCTCAAATCACGATTAATGTTCGAATTACCATAGGAACTTATGCAACTGTTGTCGATGTTATTGATAATGTTAAGCAGGCGGTAGTTTCTTACGCTAACGGCGAGATGCCCAATCAGCCAGGTTTTGTCGTTGGCGCTTCAGTTTCTCCTTATGAGATTGCTGGAGCGGTAATGTATTTCGTGCAAGGCGTATTTGTTAAGCAAGTTGAAGTGGCAGTACAAGGCATGTCATTTCAGGGTGATATCTCCACAGGATCGCCTATTATAGTTGGAATCCCTAGTACAACAGGATTGGCCAGTGGGCAGGTTATTTCTGGGGAAGGAATACCTGACGGTGTAACGATTATAAGTACCGCTACGCCGAATCAAATAACTATCAGCGCCAATGCAACCGAGACTATTGTTAACAATGTTTTAACTTCCACAAAAGCGCTTGTTTATCAAGGCACTGAAGTTCCAATGAGTATTTGGCAGCAAGCTTACACAAATATTAATCTTGTGCAGGTTGTTTCGTCATGAGAATACAGCAGTTTGATTATGTCGTTGATTTATTACAAGCGCTTGTTTGGCAGTATAATAAATCAACCCATATCGTCGGACTTATTCAAAAAAAACAAGCATGGTATTCGATTAATCAATCTAAATTTTGGAAAGACTGGTTTGATGATACTTTCAATCTATTAACAGCGGATAATTTCGGACTATCTGTTTGGTCAAAAATATTAGACGTGCCTTATTATGTCGCGGATGTTAACCCTGAGAATGTTGAGGTATTTGGATTTAATGCGTTTGTCGGCGAGTCAACGACTGAAATGGATAACTCAAATCAGAATTTTGAGCAAGGAAACTTTGCGCATGAAGAGCCCGCTATTGTCTTAACCACAGAAGAACAGCGGTTTTTTCTAAGATTGATATTTTTTAAATACTCTACTCGGGCAGCCGTTACAGGCGTGAATGAATTTTTAGATTACCTAGTATCAACATCCGATATTGGCTACAGCGGTAAAATCTATGCACTTGATGGGCTTGACATGTCGATGACGTATGTTTTTTCATTCCCGACATTTTCGGAAAGTCTACTACAGGCCATTAAAGACAATGATGCCTTTCCACGCCCAACAGGAGTATTGATTGATTACTACCTAGAAACAGATTCATTCTTCGGCTTTGGCGAAGATAACCAGAACTTTAACAATGGCAACTTTGCCCCAGACGAAGATTAACAGGAGAAAATAAAATGACACAAACCTATATCCCGATTCCTTTTGGCCAAGATGCTGACGATTTAGCCGACATCCCCTTTGAAACAGTAGACGATGGCTCGGTTAGCTATCAGCAAGGTTTTGGCCCGCGTTATCAGTTGAAGTTGCGAGTAAATCCGTCAGCACTTCCTTTTCCTCGCGGCCAATTTAATCAGCTTATGTTAACGATGACTCAAAACCAACAATCTTGGATGCAATATGGCTTAACTTTATGGACTGCCGCTGCCGATAATTTAGGCGTTGCATTGGCTTATCCTATTAATGCTATCGTTTATTACAATGCTCAGATTTATAGAAATACTGTGGCGGGAAATGTCGCCACTCCAGGCACGGATGACACGTGGGTGATTGGAGCTGAATCTTCTTTAGTCGGAAGCTCCATGATATGGAATAGCATTGAAAATCCAGTTGGTCGATGGTTCGAAGAAGATGGAAGTGCTATCAGCCGTACAACTTATGGCGCTTTGTATAATGTTATTTGCCCCGTTAAAGTGGGAGACACAGCAAACACGAGCGATATGATTACAGGGCTGACCAATGCTTTACGAATAAAAATTGGTTCAAAAGTTGAGGCTGCTGGAATTACAGCGGGATCAACCGTCATTGCCGTTCCTAACGATACCAGTGTTCAGATATCTATCGCTGCGACTGCTACTGCAACCGATATCAATATTAGATTCTTTACCTGGGGCAATGGAGATGGATCAACAACATTCAATATTCCAAAGAAATCTGAACATTATTTGGCTTTTGCAGGTGGCACAGGTATTACCTATGATGGAAATACTTACAATAGAGTAGGTCAAACATTAGGCGCGGCTACTTATCAAATAGTTAAAGATAACTTGCCTGAGCATACTCATAACCCCTATGCAGGCTCAGGGACCTTTATCGGATCAAATTTATCGGGAACAGTTGAATATTCTACTGGAGGAGCAAGGCTTTCTTATGATCCAGTTACCGGAGGAATCACAGGCGGAACAACTAACGATCCTATTCCTACCGTTCCCCCTGGCGTAATGGTTAGATCTTTTATTCGCTACTAGTCTTTGTACATTCAGCCTCATTCTTTGGGGCTGAAATTTCCTTATACAGATCGATGTTAAGCTGCTCTAACTGCTCTAAAACGTTTTTCTTTAATGAATCTGAAAAGAAGTAAAGATCATTTAGAATATACATCCTGCTTACATGATCTTCTGGCTCTATTTTATCAAGCAATGAGGATATGTGTTTTTCAAATTTTTTAAGTGTTTTATAGTACTGATCTAAAATTTCTTTATTCATGATTTTTCCGTTATGTTTAAATTTGTGATATGTTATAGCATAAATTTTAGAGGAAAGTTAGATGGCGAAATTAAAAGTTTCTGAGGCTCAAGTTTTAAAGCTGGTAAAGCAAGAGGCTAATATGATGGGGATCATGCTTGAGCGAGTTAATTCTGGTGCAATGCTCAATCCCAAGGGTCGATATGTTAAGTTTGGATGGGGCGAAAAATCACCTGATTTATTAGGCGGAAGGTCAATAATTATTACTCAAGATATGGTCGGGAAAACTATGCTTCAGTTGGTGGCTCGTGAAGTAAAGCACGGCAATTGGAAGTATAAAGGTACTGAGCATGAGAAAGGGCAGAAAGCCGTGCTCGATAAAATAAATGAAATGGGAGGAGACGCTTGCTTTGTTACGGACGTGGGCTCTTTTCGTAAATAGGTTTTGCATCTTCTACAGGCGCTTTATTTTTAAATGAGCACTTTATTATTGAATTTACTACAGTGCTTACAATCGATTGAATAATAAACTTAAGCATAAGCTACTCTGGTTTTTTATTTAAAAGCAATTCATCTTTTCGAGCAGACGAGAAGTTGCTCGAAAAGTAGTAATTGAAAGCATCCCTGAACGTTGAAAGAATAACCCCAGTAGCAGTATAGAATATGTCTTTGTTTTCTTCTGGTATATGATTATGTGCTAACAAATACACCACATAAAACATAACCAATGTAATAACAAAGGTCATCGTAGACTGCATTCTAGTTTTAATTTTTGATTCCTCCGAAGAGGTGAATTCTGTCTTTTTCATGGTTCACCGAAAAACTCCCTTTATTGGCATTCTATAATACCAGGTTTTTATCATAAATTATTATAAATCAAGCTATTTAAACAAACAATGAGACATGTCTCACGTATGACATGGATCATATCTCACATTCATTAAAGATAGATATACCTTTATTTTCTTTGCATATCAATATGCTTTCTATATTCTGAAAAAGCCCTCTTGAAGGCCATAAAAGAATTAATGCAAGCACCATTTTTTGTCAAATGATTGGTTATCTCTTTCTTATCGTTTGTTTTCTGTGGAAATCTAGGGTCATTAATGACGCGAAGTGAAAACTCACCAATAGGATCGTCCCGTTTTCTCTGAAGATAAATCCAATCAAAAAAAGTAATTCTCTTTATTCTTTTTCTCTTTGTTGGCTTGTCGTCATTATTAACTGCAATATCTCCATGACTAAAAATTGACGACTCATCTATGGTTTCAATCAATGCTCCCTCGCTATTTCTTTGAATTTTGGTTAAAAATTTCTCATAGCTTAATGGTACTTTACCAACATACTTTCTTCTATACCACCACCGAATATTTTTAATATTTAGGTTGGTGAAATCACCGTCTATATACTCGTAGCTTATATTTTTATGAATATCTCCCTGAAAATAAGTTACTATCTGTAAAATAGTCACCATTTGATTTTTTCCGTTAATCTTGCATCTTCTGTGGCTGTTTTCTTTTTCTGATCTTGCAGAATCTTTCTTTTTTAAAATAAATTGCTTAACAGTTTCTTTTTGAATCAAATCGTAAACCCTACCATTTTCATTAATGGCATAATTTGAAAACCCAGGTATTCTCTTAAATTCACTCATTTTAACTTCTTACAATAACCAAAAGATAATACCCATCGTGATCCTTCTGTTATTTCATAGACTTTGTGGGATAAATCAGATCTGAAGATATTAAGATATTTGCTTTTAAAAATAGACCCAAGGCATCCAAACCCACCTCCCTTCTTTGCTCGTTTAAGGGTTATATTGCATCTGTAGTGATTATAACCATCTACATCATCACTATGCTCATTAATATAAGATCCCATGGGGTAATGTATTAAGTAAGAATCTACGGCTATTGGCCATTTAATGGCGAACAGCTTCATGATGCGATAGCCAGTCTTTTGTCGTCCTTCTTTCCATTTAAACATTTTTAACCACCCTATTTTTATGCGAATTTTCTATCTTAACAAATCTCTCGGCTTGGTCTAAAAGAAATTCACCATAAGAAAACTCCCAAGAATCATAAATATCAAATTCAGTTAAATCTAATATTTTTAGATAACTAGTCAACATTGATTTTATGTCTTTATCAATATCAAGTTCATTTATTTTTTTCAATGCGTCTCTAACACAGCTATCAAAGCAATCGAATTCTGCTGACATTACGACATCACCCTATTCATTACAAAAACCATAAATATCCACCTCGTCCATACCATACTTTATGCAATTAACTTTATCATGTAAGACATATTTTCCTGTATCAAGGCACATTCCACCAGCTAGCCATCCATCATGTAAAATACAATCTAAGTCTACACGCCTCCATGTTTCAAATGGAACATCACAATCTCTTGATTTTATATATTTTACAACTGGGGTCACGACATCACCCTATTTAACCAACCCTTTAAGCTTCCATTTTGTTTTTTGTCTTCGTTGCATATATCTAGGCAATAAGTTGTCATATATTTCTTGAATACAATCATTCTCGCCTCGTTTCTAAAATTAAGATTCGATTCTTCATTAATCAAAGAAATGGTTTTTTGGCCAATTATTCCATCGTGGTTTAGTCTAAATTTGTCATAATCTATATAATCCATAGAATCTTCAAATTTCAAAATTTTATTTATTGCTCTCTGTATTCTAATATTAACCGGGTGCTGTCCAAATAAAACAGAAAGATCGAATAATTTTTCCGCCATCCATTGATCGTTAATCTCACCATATCGGTTTGCTGACCAGAAGTACTCTCTGTACATAGATTTAGCCTGATCCAGCGTTAATCCTGATATAATATTCTTGCTTGGCTCATTAAAAAAAGTACCCAGCGCTCTTAAGAGCTTATCTTTATCTTTTTCAAAACATAATTTTAAGAATGATAATGAGATTCCGTACTTTGTTGCTCCGCCTCTGTCATCTTTAGTTTCTGTGTACTTATCTAAACCTTCGTTGTGAAGGGTTTTTTTAAGTGCTATTTCAAAGTCCGACATACTTCCACCTTATTACATATTTTAAATCAACGTGAAACCTATTATCACTTAAGTTATTTGGTTGATAACCACAATTACAGTTCTTGCAAAAATAATCTACAGAACTATGTGAATCATGCTCTAAACATGCTACAAAATAACAAAAACTATCAAAATCTGTTATTTCAATAATAACCGGAACTTCATAATCAGGCCAGGTTTCTATGTCTTCTTGATCAAACATTACCCATTCAAAGTCTGCCATTATTAATCCTATTTATATTGGTCATATTTCACCATTCTTTGGCATTTATAAATTCTCGAAAACAGATCAATGCCATTTGCCGATGAATTTTCATCTCCAGTTTTTTCGAATACGTTTTCATAGGGCTGATACTCTTTTAATAACAATTCGTTTTCTTTAATGTCAAGGTCATTAAAACTAAGAGCGCAAATTAATTTAACGGCTAATATTTTACTCATATTTTACCATCATTAATTTGTGACACATAAGTCCATCTCCGTGCTCAAGAGATTCTTTTTTAAAAGTTTCCCATCCATCGGCGATAAAGTCTTTTTCGTTTCTGTCCATATAGTCAATGGTTGAGTGCCAGCTTACAGAAAAATCAATTAGTCTTTTTTCTTTATTATCTTTGGCTTCTTCTTCATAAATTCCCCAGTCATCTCTAAGACACATATTTGATCCTTCGAACCAATGGGTGACTGCTTTAACTGCTATACAAGACCAACATAAAAGATTGTCTGAATTTATTGATAAATAACATCCGACCATTCGTCCCTCGCAATACGCTTTATTACCTTTTTTCAATAAAGGCAGTATCTCTTCAAATTTCATAACCGTTCCTTAAGTTTTTTTCTAATATTTTCTAAATTAGTCTGATTGCTAAAATTACCGTCTCTGTAGATTTCCTGTAATGATCCTGTTTTTTCAACTTCCCAGGAGCATCCATTAACAAGTATAAATTCTTTATTTTCTGGCAAAATTCCAACACCTAATAACCCAGTGGCGCTCTTCTTCATGCCATCATCCGTAATAGGATCTTTGAAAATATTATGACCTTGGCCGTTTATTTCGACATAAGTTGATTTCATGGCAAAGCCAAAGGTATCTCGGGTATTCATCTGATATGTGAATGAACCTATTCCAAAAATAATATTCGTTGACGCGAAACCTTTCGCTTGTAAGCGTTGACAAATATCTTCGGCTACTTCAAGCGTAATAGAATCACCGTAGATAGCTCCAATGTGTGGATCAAGAACCTTATAGCCTTGTGAATTTACTGTTCCTCCGAATATGTCCCACAGTAGCTCTATGACACCTTTTTCTTTGTTGTTCAAATAATATTCTTCTTCAGAAATGCGAATTCCTTCAATATGATAATATTGTTTATCGTAACGATTCCATTCAATCTCAGCATTCAATTTATAAAACTTGTCCCCAATTTTAGATATGCAATCATATTCATCGTCACCCTGTTCGCCATGCTCCTGCATATCATGAATATTCTGCTCAAATTTGTCTTTTGCTTTTTTAAGATTTTCATATTTCAATACTGAATCGCCACAAATAATATCCGTTGGTTTGCCACTATCAGGACGAATCACAATCTTACCGTCGCGTGCCATAATCTCATTACGTAAGATAGGAAGATACTCAGTGAGCACTTTCCACAAATCCCACGTGTCAGATACGATTGATAGTATTCCCGTTGGGTAAGTTGAGAGCAAACGTCTAAAAGTTTCAAGCTCATCTTCTTTGCCGCCCGCACACATTACGCTATGCTCGGTTGCATTAACGCTGCCAGCGATAAATGGATCTTCTTTTGAACCTATCATTCCATAAAACTGCCTAGCACCCCAAATAGCAGGCAAGCTATCCGTTCCTTTGAAAGATGTTAAATGGCCTAGACCAGAGAAAACCGCACAGTCAATTCCACTTAATCCTCTCATAGAAAAATCATGAGCCTGAAAATCAACAAAATCTACATTCTCTTTGTCAGTTTTTAAAGCCCATTCAGTTAATAGCTTTTTGTACTGAAAGGCGATTGTTGCTGAGGTCAAAGGCTTCCAAAGTAAATTGCTTATTAAAGTTTCTAAGTAGTTTGTCACCCAGAAAAAATCAGGATGCGTATTATAAATCGTTAATACAGGAACCTTCATGGGAACCAAGGAACCCTCTTCAATTGTCTTAACACAAATAGGAAGATAGCCAAGATCATGAAGCGCTTCAAAATGAGAAACATCGTAGTCAGTATTTAGGTAAAGCGACAGTTCACGCTTCATTTCGCCACAAACTTCTTCTTTTGGTTTTTTGAAAAAGTCATTAACGAATATTTGATCTATGAATTTAAACACTGCCTGCATACCAAAAGAAACGACATGATCGTATCCTTTAGGCGCGTACTTATTGCTGCGTGGCGTAAAATTGGAATAAACCAACGTAGTGCCTTCAGGATATTGTTTATGATGGCCTGTTTTATAGGCGTCAGTTAATAATAGTGGGTTCATTTTTATTCCTTATTCTCAATAATTTTATTAAATATTAAATTTCGTTCATTTTCCGAAAAAAATCTATGTGGATGGCAATAATCAATCCCTTTGATATTTATATGCAAATATTCTAACCCAGTCTTATATATACTTATTATTTCTTGTATTTTTATTGCACTAAAATCTCCTTGAACAAGAAATCCATTTTTAATTTTTATTTCTGATTGCCCAATTTCGAAAAGTTCAGTACACATTTTTATTCCTTAATTAAAATGGCATTTGGAGGCCAAGAAATTCAATATAATCATCATTGAATTTATCTCGTAAATATTCGTAAGAGTCATAATTGGCTATATATATCTTTGATATACCGCTTGCTTTTAATGTCTCTAAACCACGGGATAAAAATCCATGCGCTACTAAAAGTTCTATTTTAATATCATGACCGAATCTTTCTTTTAATTTTTCAGAGCATTCTACAAAGGATCTTCCCCCATCGCATATATCATCACATATTAAAAATGATTCATTTATATCAAACTCAGAAACACCATCAGGAAGACTTTCGCAAGTTATTTCAGATTTTATACCATTTTCTGACCTAATTTTCTCAAGCATTATATGAGGAACTGAGTCATTAACATTAAAATGTCTTGGGGCATTTTTATCAGGAAAAACAATTATTTTGTTATTATTAATTTCAATAAATTCATTGTAAATTCTTTCGTCGCCATCATGAGGAATTGGAAAGTTATGAAGGCACATTGTTTCTATTGATTCAAACTGATTAAACAAAGTTCTAACAATCCTTTGGGCAGGTATTCCTTGTCCTAAATTAAAAGCTCTATCCTGCCTTGAATAAGGAAGATATTTGCAAATCAAAGTCAATTCAACTAGCCCAAATACTTGACGTATGCAATCTGCCTTAAGCAAAGGAATCATAATATCTGGCTCTTTAAACCAGTTCCAAATAACTTCAGTGTTTAAATTTTTGCAGTCGATTAGGCGAACATCCCACTCGCCACTATCAAACTGTTGAATTTCGAATCCATCTTTTGATATAAATTTTTCAGTTCTCATAATTCGCAAACCTTTTTAATTAGTTGAAACCCTGTTTTTTCATTAAAAATTTCTTCTTGAACGGCATACCCAATAGAATTGATAATATTTCGTTTTTCATAAAAAGAAAAATTACTTTCAACTATGGGATCGTTTAATTTCTCAACAAAGGTCTTTAATGAATTTGCAACACATAAAGATTCAAGCCTATCCTGCTCTTTAAATGACGCTATCATATTTCCTAGATAAGTTAATATCTGTTTTTTCATAATAACTCGCCAGTAGCCGGATCAACTGCAAGTTTTGATTTTATAGAAGGCATAACGGGTGTTATTAACACTTTTTCTTCTTTTTTAAGGGAGTGATACCATGATTTTAGAGCGTCATGACCATCGAATACTTTTGCATTTCCTTCCATCTCAAGCTGTTCAAAAGATTTAATCTTGGGAGTATTGTCAACTTCTTCAAAAGAAGCGTCCAAAACTGCGTTGCCACTAGGTGCTTTTGAATAATCCTCTGCTTCTGATTGCTCAGTAAGTCCAGCCAGTTTCTCAGGAAATGCTTTTTTAAGAGCGTGCCCTTCGGCTCTAACAGCCAGCATGTGCCTTTTCATTTTAGCCCAATTAGGATTGGAGTTTGCAAATTCTTTGTAATAAAGAATAGAAGAGAACTCTACAATTTGACCCTGTACCAATTTCTTAACAACAATTTTACAAGAAACTGGAGTTACTCCATCTGATTCCATATCGAAAATAGGATCAGAGGTGCCCATGTGAAGTCCAGTTTCTGCTGCCAATGATCTAAAGCCGTCAATAGAAACGCAAGATGCAAGCCTTCCTTGAAGTTTCAAGAAATAGATTTGTTTTGCTAGAGGATTTAATCCGCGAGATAAGGCCATCGCCATAGAAATCTTGAACTCATCATCACTAAGATCTTTGCACATTGAGTTTTTAATAAGCTGTAGATTTTCTTCTGTGTGCCATTCTGCTAAAGCCATATTTGATTTTACTAATTCTGACATTTTACTTTCCCCTTTTATTAAGTTAAGTAAATTATACCCCTATCAGTAAGTATGTCAACTATTTTATGATGAATTTTACGATATTTTCAATGGCTGCCATTTATTCCCAATAAAATTACCCTTGAATTTCTCATCAAGAATCATCCATCCTTTATCGCATTGATTGCAATGTGCGAAATGAAAAGTAATGTTTAAATCAGAAATGCACTCAGGACTTATACAAACCCAGGAGCTTGTTTTGCATAATAGGCACTGGGCGCTCTCAAGACGGGCGCACTTAGTATTTCTTACATCAAATATACAGTGCATAGAAATGATATCTTCTGGAGATTCTTTAATCATAATTAACGAGGCCAATTACCTTTTTGCACATAGCAAGATCAAACATCCCAATGTGACATTCGCTAAATTTTATTCCTAGCTCGTTAGCAAGCCACGCATATGCCGATGATCTAGTCTTTCGGCCAGATTTCCACATAGGGTCAAACTTAGCATGAGCGTCACTTTTTGCCTTACGAAGCTCAGCATTGGCTAATATTCCAAGAGGAGCATTATTTTTACTGCTTTTATGACATCCCACATAAGCATCGCAAGGCTTGCATGACCAGAATTTTAAGCTATGAAGATCTTTCCTACTAGGGTAGATTTCCTTGCCACTAACAAGCTTCGCTTCATTTTTGCAGTAGTCGCATTTCATGTTAAAAGCAGTGATAATCATCCATAAATCCTTATAGTGAATCAAAATCAAATTCATCAACGCCAGGTTTGTCACCTTCATTGGCAAGCTTGTAGCTTTTAAATTCTGAATTTGAATATTGCTTAACAATCTCTTTAGGAATCCCTGCTTTAATTGCCTGAAGAGGAGTAATCAATTCAAGCTTCGCAGGTTTTGCAACAATAACATTATAAGCACTCGCAAGCTTAATAACGTCATTATCTTTAAGGGTCCATTTAACTCGACTAAATTGAGGCACAACTTTAAACCCCGAAACTTCTTTTCCTTCCCGAATAGATTCTATAGCTTTATTTTCAAGATCTTCTAAGCGCATTTTAAGCGTGCTTATGGCCTCTTTGGTTTCTAATATTTCTTCAGAAATACTTTTTTCACGCAAATGGTGAATTTTTTCTTCTTGAGGAATAGTAGATAGCTCTACTGCTGAATTTGATGTTACCATTTTTATATCTCCTTTATTGTCAATAAATGCGTAATTAGTATTAATCGAATGTTGCTCAGTATCATATTTAATCGAATTGTCATGGCCTTGTATCATATAGCAATTAGACAAATCAGCATCTAATGGCTTTAATTTAACTTTAAAAAACTTGGATTTTTCATTCAAGGGCGTTGTTAACATCTTTATTAAACACCTTCTGCCCACTGGCTTGATATATCCATCTCGCTATGATTTTTATCTTTATATTCTTCTTTTAGAATATCTTTGCATTTTCTCATAGCTTTATGAGCAGTATCAGCATCTACGATCATATCGTGACGACATTCAACGTACGTAGTTACTTTATACTTTTTCATAAACACCCTGTTCTCCAACAACCTTCCTTACTTTATTTTTTTGAGATAAGTTATATAAAGTTGCCGTAACCCAGTTTCTTTTCTTTTCCATTTTATGCTCTCTATTAAGTCCAACTAGGATCTGATCAATAGAAAGTTTTTGTTTTTTCAAGAATAAATCCAACAATTTTTTTGTGTCTGGACGTAGGTTATCTAGTTTTAGATGTATTTTACATCCTTCTGTTAAATCACTAGTATCTTCAATATCAAATAATTTAGTCATTTTCTTTTTGTTCCTGTGTTGTTATTGCTGGGTTCCATTCTGATTCTGGAATTTGTAAAAGTGTTGTCACTGAGTCATTAATAAGTTTATCGCTAAATGCAGTGCTAAAAGCATGTAAGCAGACATTAGAGGAAACTTGCTTTATATAAGGCCCAAAAAATTTGGAATTTAAAAGCTTATTATCTTCAACGGAAAGCAGTGTTTCGCTATCTCCATAGTTAAGGACTGAGTTAATATCCTTAACCTCGCTAACAATGGCTGAGTAGTATTTATCTCTTAGTTGGATAAATTCTTCAGATATTTTACCCTCCAAATGCTGTGGAGTATATAAAATATGCAATGACATACAAAGTGCATCACGAATAATTTTTAGATTCTCTTCTGTTATCGACATTTTAAGTTCAATAATTTTTGTCATTTTACTTCCTTAGTTCGTTAATAATTGCATTAGATTTTTTTTTAAACTCTTCACAAATAGACCTAGCCTTACAATACTTGCAGTGCTCTCCTACTTTAAACCTAGGATTATCCGACATTGCCTCATCAATCTTTGATCTAATAGTTCTTTTAGCATTAAGAATACCATCAAAGCTTACTTCGCTAACTCGTATCGGATCTTTTGTTAAAGCTCTGGGTTGAACTATGCTTAGCTTAAAGATCGTGGTGCTTGGAACCACATCGATAAATTTACTTGCATATCCAAGAAGTTGCCAGTTTTTTTCAGCATGAACCACATTATAACCATACTTAAAGTCAAAAATATGAACATATTCTCTTTCTGCATCATAAAATAAAGCATCCGGCGTTCCAGCACATTTAGAGTGTAAGTTGGTAAGGCTTATTTTTTTCTCAATTTTTAGCAAAGACTTTTTATTGCCAAGAGAATCATGAACATGATTATAGTAGGTCATTAATCCAGACCATCCTTCAAGCTGTTTTTCATCGTTAAATAAATCAGCATCAAAAAAATCTAGGCTCAATATCTTAGCCGCATGAACATGGGCATTTGTTCCTTCTATGGCATAAGGACTGTCTTTGTTAGGGATAGGCTTTTCTAAAGCCCATGATCCTGGGCAATTAACTAGTCTATCAAGGCCAGAAGGCCTAACTAAAATATCTTCGCTCACTCTCTTCCTTAAATGCTCCACGTAGAACATAATTGCAACACACTAATCAGTATGTTACCATAAAATTTAATGTCAGTAAATATTTAATTGAGTATATCTTGCGATGATTGTAAAGACCAAAAAATGGGAAAAACCAATTTTTGATGCCGCTTATGAAATGGCAAAAGAAATAGGAGTTAAAAAAACTACAACTTACAAAATTGGGCGTAAGTTAGGAATTTGCAATGCGCAATTTTACGGAGTATTTTACTCAGTTGATACTTTAAAAGATCTGATTTTTAAGAAGGCAGTCGAAGATTTAGAATATTCCATTATCATAGAAGGAATTCTTGATAGAACACTTGTTTTCTCTGGATTATCACCGGAAATCCAAGAAAAGCTTAAAGAAATTTTGTTTGTATGAAAAAAATAGAATTTACCGACTATCAGCTAAAGATTATAATTGATCTAATTGAGCAAGAGATAAATCATTTAACACAAATACCTTTTCACTTTCGAGCTAAGATCTCTAATCTCAGAGAAGTTTCAAAAAAACTGAGCGAAAATCTTAGCTAATTTTATTCAGGCTCCATTAATAACCCATTTATCATGAATTATGCCTTCCATCATTAAAATACTTTAATTATTGAAAAAATAAGTGCCTGTACTTACAGGTAGGGCTTATTTTAAACACTTTTTTTTTACCGTATCATCTAACCTATTGAAATAAGTTTTTATATTTGAGGCAATTTAGATGAGCGCACAATCACAAGCCACTTCTTTTTATTTATCCATGGACCTTACCACGGCTTTAGAATCAGGCGGTGCAACATTAACCACAGAAACAGTTGGAGAAAATACGTTTACTAAAACTATAACAGTGATATATCAGGGTCTTACAAACGCAAACCCTCCTAAACCAGAAAATAATGTTACGTATGTTCAGACTATCTATAATGATGGCACCTCGATTACTGGGTGGTCAAAATTTATCCCTAACAATCCAGCTTAAAAGGTAAAAAAAATGACTTTAAATTATAGTACTTTTCTCTATCTATGCGCTGTTTTTGGGGTAAATCTTAATGGCTCTGGCGGAGGCGGTGGCGGCAGCGGAAGTGGCGGAGGTCAAGCTAGCGTGTTTTTGGCGTCAACAGCTAATCTAACAGGCTACGTGTACGACAATGGAGTAGACGGCGTAGGCGCGACGTTAACCGCTCCATCGAATGGAGTTTTTGACATGGACGGTGTAACGCCGCCTTTGACTAACATACTGTATAAAAACGATACTACCTATGGCGGACATGCAAATGGTATTTATCTTTTAAAAGTCAGCTCAGCGGGAGCACCTGCGGTTCTTGAGCGAGCGACAAATTATGACACAATTGAAAAGATTAACTCCGTCGGCTATATCGTTGTACAACAAGGCACCGTAAATGGTGGAGATGCTTTTTATCTTCAATCACCCGCAGTGGCGATTGGATCATCAAACTTAGCTTACACAAATTTATTTAACGGAACCTTCGGAACGACTCCAGGTCTAACAATTTATCGCGGCCAAACATCATGGGAAGGGCAACTTCCATACAATACAATTGTTTCTTCGGCTTCAATTGTTACATTAACAAGCGTCAGCGCGACTATCCAAAATGTTACTGGGACTATCAATCAAGATATAACAGCACCAGCAGTCACGGGATTGTACGTCGGAAAACAATACTATTTTTCGAACAATAGCACTGCGCTAACTACTCTCTACAGCGTAGGCGGCAGTGTGATTCAGATAATGCAGGCTAAAACTTATGTGCTTTTAACTTGCAACGCAATTGTCGGCACGACAGCGGCACAGTGGAACGTACAATACGGGCCTACTGTTCCCGGTACTGGCGTGAATACTTTTTTAGTTACACCAAGCTCTGCAAATTTACTTGCGGCACTGACGGATGAGACGGGCACAGGTGTTGCAGTATTTAACACTTCTCCGACATTCGTAACAAAAATAACTACGCCGACAATCGATCACACCGGCGCAGTTGACACGATTACAGTTTTTTCTGCTAACTCAGGCACCGCGATAACTATTGATCCCGCTAACGGACCATATCAAAAAATCACGTTGACCGGAAACTGTGTAATCACGCTAGCAGCAATTCCAACAGGCACACAAGACCGTCAATTTAACGTAGAATTAATTCAAGATGCAGTGGGCGGACGAACTGTTTCTTGGGCAAATATAGTATGGTCAACATCTAACAGTTACTCCCCAACGATCGGATCAACTGCATTGCAGTCAACCGTAATTACTATAAATGGTACGGCTACAGGATGGACGGGTTACTCATCAAACGGTTTAGGAATAATAACGGGCTTAACTCCGCCGACAGGCTATGTTGGAGAAGTGTTGAAAGCTCTAGTGCCCTTCGCCTCTGCTGTTTCCTTGCCGACTGCGACAGTAACGCCCGTTACGACACTTAATTACACAAAAGGGAATTGGGCGGTATCTGCTAATTTAAGTTTTGCAGGAACGACAATCACATCAACGGTTTTAGAAGCGTTTGTAGGAACGGCTTCAGGCACATCAACCGCAGGACAAGATGACGAAACTACGGCATGGGCGACACCTTTTGTTGCTGGAGCAAGCGCTAGGTCAACAGCGGGAATCGTAACATTTACTTTTTCAACAACTTCCGATGGAGCGTTATATCTAAAAGGTAAGCCGACATTTTCTGTTGGCTCATGCGTTGGCTTTGGCTCAATAAAAATGACGAGAATTTCATGAGTATTATATCAGGATGCGTTAACAGAAATTTTACGACCGTATGGGACACTACGAAAACTAGCACCGGGTCTTCGGCTAGCAATCAAATAAAGTTTCCAACAGTCGGCGGCGCTGGAAGTTCTTACAATTGCGTCGTTTCATGGGGCGACGGCACTACATCTACTATTACCACTTTTAATGATGCGGCGTGGACTCACACCTATCCATCGCCAGGTGTTTATACAGTTGTTATTTCTGGTATTTTCTATGGCATTCAATTTGGCTCGGCAAACTCTGATAGATTAAAGTTATTAAATATATTGAGATGGGGCGCATTTAGATTCAATCAACAATCCAGTGCATTCGCTGGATGCGCTAACTTAGTAATATCTGCGCAAGATATTGTTGATATGACCGGCGCTAACAGAATGGATTTATATTTTTCAGGATGCGCATCACTTGTTTCTATACCCAACTTTAACCGATGGAATTTTTTAAATATTATTTCATTCGGTTCATGTTTTTTAGGATGCTCAAATCTTAACATGACTATAAATATCAGGGTTACAGTAAACACAACTATTGATTTAATGTTTCGAGATTGTATTAAGCTCAATTCACCGATTACTATTGATGCCACTTCGTGCTCGTCTTATGCGTCTTTTTTATTGGGATGCACTATTTTTAATAGTGCTGTCGTATTAAATTCAACTACTGTTAATTCAATATCAGCTATGTTTCAAAATTGTCCTGCATTTAATCAGTCGGTCGCTAATCTTGGCACTTTTACGAATGTTACGAATGCAAGCGTTATGTTTTTTAATGCTATTTCGTTTAATCAACCGATCAACTTCAATCTTCCTAATTGCACGGCGATGAATAGCTTTTTAAATGGCGCTACTGCATTTAATAGCTCTATAACATTGACGTTGGCGGCAGTGACATTGATGAACTCATTTTTCTTTAACTGTGTTTCATTCAACCAACCGATTAGTTTTAATACGCCACTTTGCACGACTTTTCTTTCTTTCTTGCAAGGAGCAGTTGCGTTTAACAATACAATTTCTCTTTTAACCAATGCTGCGACAACGTTTACTAGTATGTTCAACGGTGCGACATTGGCAAATCCCGATGTAAGTTTATGGATAATTGCAAATTTAACATCAGCTGCGACTATGTTTACAGGATCCGCGTTTAATATTACGAATTACAATAAATTGCTTGATTCTGTGACGGGCTGGCCATCTCAAGCGGTTAGAAAAAATAACGTTGTGTTTAGCGCTGGAACTGCTCATTACAGCGTGGGGAACCCAACAACTGGAAGAAATATTCTCACATCGGTTAATTTATGGACAATTACGGACGGAGGTAGCCCCTAATGATGTCAGGAGGAATAATTTCAAATTTTACGTTTACAGTAGACACGAGCCTTGGCGCTGGCATTGAAGATAACGATTTGTTCATCTTCCCGGCAATAAGCACTGGATCGTACAACTGCATTGTTGCTTGGGGAGATGGTACGTCATCAACTATCACTACGTATAATGATCCGCAATGGGAGCACATATACCCAGAGCCAGGCGTCTATACGATAGTAATTTCAGGAAAAGTTAACGGACTTTTATTTAACGCCACGGGTAATTTTTTGAAAATTATAGAAATTTCTCGATGGGGAAGTTTTAAGCCGGTCACTGGCACAGGAGTATTCCGAGGATGCTCAAACCTAGAAATAACGGCTACGGATATTTTAGATTTAAGTTTAACTACGAGCATGACCCAGTTTTTTTTCGGCTGCGCATCGCTCACAACAATCCCCAGCTTAAATCAGTGGAATTTTCGTAACGTTACGAGTATTGGAAACTTTTTAGGCGGTAGCTGCGTATTATTTAATATGCCGATCAACATTCAAGCTCCACTTGCAACTTCCATAGGATCATTTTTAGATGGAGCTACAAGCTTTAACTCTCCGGTTACTATCAACGCTCCGCTAAGTAACTCGTATGCCAGTATGTTTAGAAACACTGCCATGAATAGCGCGATAAATTTAAACTCAACAGTAATGCTTAGATGTGACGGCATGTTTCAAAACACTCCGTTTAATCAGCCACTAACAAATTTTGGAACAACGACATTATGCACGCGTTTTGATTTAATGTTTTCAGGCGCCGCGTCTTTTGATCAAGATGTTAGCTTTTTAAGTATTTCAGCATTAGTTAATGCGGCAAACATGATGACAGGCTCCGCGTTTTCAATTACAAATTATAACAAACTTTTAGACATAACAACCGGCTGGCCTTCGCAGGCAACAGTGCAAAACGGCGTTACGTTTAGCGCAGGCAGCGCCCATTATTCAGGGGCTAATGCTATCGCAGGCCGAGACGCTTTAATTCAAAAATTCTGGTTTATTACTGACGCGGGGACGCCATAATGCACGAAATCAACTATCCACTTGTAACTACGTATTTTATTGCGTACACGGTGGTCAATGAAAACGAAACTATTTACGCTAATGGAAAAGTAGACCCGGACCAGTGTATGACTACGGGTCTTGAGGAAATGGAAACATTTACAGATTATGAATTGTACGCACAGAGATGCGCCGAGCTTGGCCTTGATCCTTAATTAATTCAGGGCGTATTTAAATTTACGCCCTAGAATAAAAATAAGCATGCTTATTATTCAGCAGTTGTTTCTTTAATATCCTGAGGGGAAATAGGTTCATTAATTTCTTCATTGGAATCTGGGGTTATGTTTTCCTTATTTTCATTCATATTTTTTGCAAAATTATTAATTTCACGTAGAACCTCTAGCTCTCCATGAAGATCAGTAAGCTGAATAATTAAATTCTGAGTCATGCCCTTTGATTGGTTAAGCTTTGACATTGTCAAGCTAAGCTCTCCATTCAATCTAGCATTCTCATTTATAAGCTCTTGAATCTTGAAAGATTCTTGAATTGGATTAATTTTTAAATTTTCTGACATTGAATTTCTCCTGGTTATTAAGTTTTAAATATTAACTCATCAGTAAGCTTTAATCACTAATAAATAAGCATGCTTTTAATGCTCTTTATTATTTGCAGCTCTTTTTGTCAGCTCATCATTAAGCCTTAGAAGGTCTTCAATGCTTCTAGCTGTTAAAGTAACTTCTACTTCACCTACCCTTGAGGTCATCGAAACCGTGCATCCAAATGTGTATCTTTTTTTTACATAATCTTTGCATCGTTTTTTAATTTCTTTCATTTTTAAGCCACTCCTCATCGTTAATATTGTCCGCATAGTCTTCTTCTAAATCACGCCTAAGCACTATTTTCTCTCTTTCAATTGATTCCCAGTCTGGATCGTAGAAACTAGGATCATCGCTTCTGCACATGTCGGCCCCTTAAATAAGCATGCTTATTATTTTAATTTTTACAAAATTGATAAAGAGAAACTACGGACTGCTCGCCAAACCCATTGTCAATAGCTATCTTATTTATGTCTTTCATATAGTCTATATAGTTATCATAAGCTCGCTCACATTGCTGAGTTACCCTATGTTTTGAGTATAAAACATAAGAAATTGATGCGGAAATTACAATTGATGCAATACAAATACAAAGTGTCTTGTTTTTCATTTACTTTCCTTACATTAAAAAAATTGCGATTAAAATTATTGATGGCCCGATAATAAGCATGCTTATTATAAAATATTTGTCTATGTCCATTATTTGGGTACTTTATGCACAAATATACTCCAGTTGTCTTCTGTCTTCTCTTTATTAAGCAAAGTGGAAATATTTTTATTTGATTCTTCGCTTAATAATTGTTTATTTTTTGACATGTCTTTCATCTCAATGCAGTCAATACCTTTTTTGAAAAATTGCATTTTGTATTCATGATTAGCTTTTTTAATTTCTTGACGTCGCTTTTTCTCAGCTATCCTCTGAAACAATTGAATATTAGCATAAGCTTCAGGTGTTAATGTGTGCATAATAACTCCAATTTTAAAATTTTAGGCTAAGGCAGCCTCGGGCCAGCGTATTGAATACGTCTTGTGTTATATAGTGGCTACTATTCGTTACAAAAATAAGTACAGTCAATTTCGTATGATATACCTTTTAATTTATCAAGATGATTCTTTAAAAGAATTTCAGCACTTTTGCTTGCATCATCTTCGTCAAAATCTTCTTGATATTCGTAGTTAAAAATAACGTCTACCAAATGTATTTCTATTTTTTTCATTTCTCATTATCCTTAGTGAATACTATTTTTATTTATAAGTAAAAGGTAATCTGAATGCCCCAAGCTGTCCACGCAATAAAAAATGGTATGCTGGCAAATAAAGACAGTGGGAATGATATTGCAAAAAATACTAATATAGAAAAAGCAAAAAACTCCATGCCAAGAAAAAATATAACAGTCAACCATTCAATATTTTTCATTTCTCATTCTCCTTTATTTTTTCAATAACAAAAAAAACACCTATTGAATCAGAAGTATTTTTTACCAATCTGTAATGCCCTTTTTCTATGTTTAACTTTTTGCTAATAAAAAATTGATTATTTTGTGGATTTAAGCCCCCTTGATTTTTTAAAAAACAGATTCCAATTTCATTAATATTTTCACTGTTTATTAAAAATTTTACCTTTAAATTATTTTTTAAATCTATATCATTCTTAACCAAGAATTTTTTTGACAACCTTCCAAAAGACTGCTTTTCTGTTTTATTTACAATCATATCACTGCAATTAAAGTCATCGAAATATACAAACATTTATCATTCTCCTTTTTCGTTTAAAATAGTTCTATAGCAAGAAAAAGAATCTGCGCAAGCGCTTATAGCAAAATATAATCCTCTATCATCAAAAACTTCTGACTCTTTCTTTCTTAAGTCAATTAACTCGTCGTGTATTTCTTGTAAGGTCATTTTTAACCCTCCTTTTTATAATTAAACTATATCCTTATATTAATGCAAAAGCAATGGTTATTATGATTAATTTAGCGATAATTATATGTTTGCACTAATATTAAGGTAAAGAAGTAGGTAAAATCGTGTTAAGTAGGTAAAATCGTTTTTTATTACCTGCTTAATTTAAAGCATGCTTTTTATAATTACATTTAGAGCCTTAAATGCAACTATGGTTTTTTGTAATTACATTTGCTAACAAAAATATAAGCATGCTTTTTTGTATTGAATATGGCCCGTCAATTAAGAATCGAACTCAAATCTTTGGCTTTGGAGGCCAAGGTAATGCCATTATACGATTGACGGAAAGATTAGCGACAGACACGAGTTGAACGTGCAACCTCCTAGGTGGAAACCAGGCGCTCTGCCAATTGAGCTACTATCGCATAAAAAGGTTGATCTTGTGCCGGATGTGCTCCGACGTTTCCACCGTGACCCAGTGGTGTCCTAGTCTACTAGACGAACAAAATCATAAAAAAGTTGACCTTGTGTGGCTTCTTTAATCCACGTACCGCGTCTCATACGAGATGCGCAGCGTCTTGGGCTAGACGAACAAGATCATAAATTGGTCCGATATCCCCATATTTACGGTGGAGCCGTGGCCGTAGTGGCCTGGCGCTAATCGGGTAAAAAAGTGGGAGGCTACAAGGGTGCACCTCAGCAGGTTTTATAGTTCTTGTCGATCAAACAAGTATTCAAACTTCACTCCCATAATTCAATAATTTGGTGGCTTAGGGGTCATGGCTTCTAGACGCTAAACCCCAATGCCATAATTCAAAAAAATCAATGTTATTAATAAGCATGCTTTTTAATATTTAAAAGCAGTGATCGCATAACGATCTCAGGTACTGTTTCTACACTAAATGTAGATCAGATTGTGAGCCCACCTAAACTGTTCACCCTTAGGATCACCCTTATAAAAACGGTGCTTTAAAATTAAGCTATAGACTCAAGCGCATTATATATTATTTTCTATTTTTAATGCAACAAGATTTAATCGCATAAAAGCATGCTTCTTCAAGTTTTTGCTTGCATATATCAAACTCTCTTTTATAACGTGAGCTTGTGCCTTCGATATCTTTTAGCATAATTCTGTCAATATAAGCGTCCATTTTCTTAAAAATATGCCTTATATTGTCAATCTGATCAATGCCTCGATCTGTAATATCAATTTTATCGAATAAGCTCATATTTTATCTCTTTTTTCAATTAATGCTTTCCAAATGTCTTTTTGTTTAAAAAATAAAAATTCCGGGGTAATCTTTACGGGGCATTTTTCGTAATCACTCCAATATTGATGCACTTCAACGCCATCAATGGATTCTGCCCGCCAAGGATTGTGTGAAGTCGATATGTGACATATTTCAACTTTTTGATCTAAATTAGGCAAAATAAACTGATTAATAATAGTTTCTAGGCTTTCTTCACTCCAAGTATCGCCGTCATTAAATCCCCATTTAGATAGAAGGCTACTTGAATAGAAAACAAAATCTTCTTCATGCCCTGACTTATTTGTTAGAAAATATTCATAACTTTCGTTTTTATAATCACCACTTTTCATTATTTCAGGTAAGTTCATAATTTAACCTCAATACATTAATTGTAAAATAGACTCTTTAATTTCATGCAATTCACTTTCAAGCGATCTAAGTTCATGAATACCATTCATTACATTTAGAATAATGTCTTCTCTACATTTATCTGTATTTTTTCCATCATTCAAGCAAATCGCAGATTCGCTTATGTTATTAAAACAATCTTCTATACTTTTTAAAATAGTATTTTTGTTAAATCCCATTATTAATCCTCCAAGTCTTTTTTAAGCTCTTCTAAAAATAGAATAAATTCGTAAAGTTCAGGCGTAAATTCTTCTGGGTAAGATTCTGAAAAATGATTGCAAGCTCTAAGGCCCGCATTTACTTGATAAATGTTTGTGTTCATTAATTAATCTCCTGCTACCAATCTAAATTGGTGGTTCTATGGCTACTCATAGGAACGAAACTAATGGGTTTTTTCTTAACCACATGCGCTTTCCATGACATATCAATGCCTTTCTCTTTGCATCTAACAAGCCAATCTTTTTGGTGTTCTCGAGCTTGATTGACCTTATCTAGTAAAGTGTAAGACTCAGTTTGCATATTAAATACTCCCATTAATCATCTTATGACTAGATAATTATAGTTCAATATATAACAAATATCAAGTTAAACAACGCAAATAAAATATATTTTCTATTGCCCTATTGACAAGGTTTAAAAAACAAAATACTATTCTTAATATCTTCACTAGTACTCTAGTAAGATATTCTTTCAACGTAAACCGAAATAAAATGCGTAGCGCCGCCGCTTCCAAAAAGGCAAGCAAGCAAGCATTTATGAGATGACAATCAAGCACCGAGTAATAATCCGTCTTTTATTTAAAGACTTATCCACAGGGCAATAAAGTTATCCACAACCTTATGCACAGAAAAAGTGGCACTTATCCACAGATTTTTTTAAATTGAAAAAACTCTATCCTGTAAACGTCCCTTTTTATCCTGTAAACGTCCCACTTGAAATTTTGCTTTTATTAAAAATAATTAATTTTACTGCTTAAATTTTTTTTAGAATTGAATTATAGACATAAATAATCTCATAATGATTTAAAATTAATCAATAAAAGATTATATAATTTGAAAGGTTTTTGTGTAAATAATGACTATTATTTTATCTAAGCTCGTCTGTATTTAGCTTTTGTAATTGCAGACAATAAATAGCGATAAATCTTTTTATCATCGTCTAAATCAGACCTTATCGATGCAAGGTCAAAAAGAACATCAATAACATTGTGCATATAAGACTCAAAACACGTTCCAGAATTAAGTCCAAAAGTTTTATCTTGGCCCAATTTCATAAGAGTTTCGAATGACTCAGACAATGAGTCTTTAACATCTATTAAGTGACCATAAAGCAAAGTCTCAAGATTCGATGAAAGCTCAAGCTCTCTTTCATGTAGCATTTTTGATTCAGTTTCTTTGTTCATAATAGCCCATCTTTTTTTAATGATTTACAATAAGCCTCAAAAGCAGAGTCGTAAGCAACAGAATATGCGCAATTTCTTGCTCTAAGATGCGCCGATCTATTTAATCCGCTTTCTTTTTTTATTGATTCAAATGCTTTCATGACATCGTACGTAGCATCGTAAGCAGCCTCTTTTGAGTATTCCTCGGCCATTTGTTTTCTATATTTATTTTTCATTTTTTATTCTCGATAGGTTTTCTTGATTCTTTGAAATCTTCCCAGTGCTCGTCGGCTTCTTCTTCAGACTGAATTGGCCACAAATTACGCTGAACAGTTTTTCCAAAAAATTGATCTAACATCGCGCCAGAATAAAGTGATTCATTTTCGTTCATTTTAATATTTCCTTATTTAATAAATTTTAATAGTCTAAATTTTCTTTGTAATCTTCCCAAACTTTTATGCCTTTTTCGTCTCTAACTTCAACTTTAACGGAACTTTCGTATTCATCGAATTCGTAGCCCTCAAGAACTAAGCGAGATCTACTGATAGCATCGTCTTTATTTATGAAAGACTGTATCGGTTCTTCATAGCCTACGTTTAAAATTGCTGTGTACATTGTCATCTCCTTTTATCGTGTTCTCATGTAGTAACCATGCGCATTTCTCTGTTCAATATACATTTCATTTCTAAGATTTATATACTCATCTCTTGTGCAAAACATTTTAAGCTCATCATAAAAAAACATCTCTTCGCTTTCTGGGCTTATTATTTTTACTACATGCTTGCCCGCACCCACTCTTGTTTCTAAGTAATTTAGAAATCTTACGTAGCCTAATCTTGTTTCAAATTGAAAAAGTTGGTCTTGTTTATCATTACCTACTTGAATAAATACTCTTACGTTTTCCATTGCCATCTCCTTTGTTTGCTCTATGTCTCGCTGACATAGGATAAGTATAGCATACTAATTATATTATACAATAGATATTATGATATATTTCAATATATTTAATGCGAAAGATGATTTCTAATAAATTTAGCAACGCCTTTCTCATCTTCAAGCAATTCATTCGCTAAGAACGATTTAAGCCATTCATGAGCTGCTTTCTTCATCGACCAGTCTAGAGGCCTTCCAAAGATTGCGTCTTCAAGCGGGGCTCTATTGATCACCGCATGATCTTTTCCTAGTTTTTTCAATGCTGTTTTATATCTTCGAAGATACCTGTATAAAATTGAATCATAATCACTCGCATAGTTAAGATTTATTTTTTGCATTTTTAATACTCCTCGTCTAGCTCTAAGTAGTCGTCAGATTCAATTTCATTCAATCGATTAATCGCTTCGCACACATGCGCGGGAAGTCTAATTTCTAAACAATCAAGTACGCTCATTTTCATCTCCTTTATTAATAAGTGGGGCTATGCCTGCCCCGAGGCATTGGCTACAATTCGCTCAACAATATGAGTTTTTATTGTCACATAATCAGAAATTCTTATTGTCGGTTCAATATTAAATTTCTTAAACTCAAAAAACTTGTCAAATCTATCGTTGTACACTTCAAATGCTACGCTTGCTTCATGATCTTTGAATGTGTAGCTCTCGCAGTTAATGCGACACTGATCAATCGCTGCGCTTAAATACTCTGATTCAAAAATCGGGTAGTCGTCTAATGCTTCTATGTCTACTTTTTCTATAAAATACATGTTGATTTCCTTGATTAAATAAACGGCACATTTTTAAATTTAAGTTTCAATATCTCATCTTTTCTTTTTAAAGAGTTTATGTTTTCTTTGAAATAGAAGCTTCCAGCCGCAATAAATTGCTTTTCAAAATCACTTAATACATTCCATGCCCTTAAAGTTACATCATCCATTGCGGCGACACTTGTAGCTAAAAATTCATTCAATTTATTTATTGTGCTCATTTTAAAATCCTTATTTTGATGCCATTTCTACCGCACGCGTATACAGTGGGTTGTTTTCATAAATAATTATTGCGCGATAACATAGAAAAGAGTTGTAATCGCCTTTTTCGTCAGTTCCTATAATTTTTCTGGCTACTTTGTAGAATGAGTCTGATTCTGCTTTGGCCGACATGATAACTGCTTTTCTGCCAGCGAAATGCTCATGATATGTGTAAGATACAACCGCCTGATTCTCGCCATCCGTAATATACTGTTGTTGTAATCTGATCATTTTAATTTCCTTTTCGTTAAGTTTCATGTCTCGGCTACATGTGATAATAATATCATAAGCGAGATATAATACAATAGATAATGCGATAAATATTGAAATAAATTGAAATGATTCTTAAATCCCTGTTTTTTACTGCTATAGCGGTATTTTTGGTCATTTTTGTTTATTTTTGAGTCATTTAATCAGAAAATAAACGATTTTTACTGTTATAGCAGTAATTTATTTAGGTTTTGTTATTGAAAATCACCTGCAGGACGAAATTTGTATATCATTTAATATACATAAATTCGATAAAAAGTGATTTTTTTAATGATGCTTGATTATTTTCACTGGTAAGGATAAAATTTGATCAATTATTGTTGCACTATGCAAGGTTTTTACAGTGGCATTTAAAAAAGGACAGAGCGGTAATGCTAAAGGGCGAACAAAGGGCGCTGTAAGCGAGCGCACGCGATTTTACAACATGGTGAAGGACCAGGGTGAGGAAATAATATCAGCGGTTATTGAGCAAGCTAAAATGGGCCAACCTATCGCTATGCGACTTTGCTATGAAAGTTTAGTTGCAAAAATAAAATACACTAGCGTAGACATAGACCTGCCTAAAAAAATCAAATCTGAAAATATGGAAGAAATTAAACTTAAACTTGCTCAGGCAGTTTTAGACGGAAAGATGGGTGCTGCCGATGCTAAAATAGTTCAAGATATGCTCATGGACAATCCCGATGCTCAAGAGCCGAAAGAGGTGGATGTCTCGACTATCACCGATGAAGAAGCCGAGAGCATGTACAAAGACGTTATGAATGGGAAGGTTTAATCTAAATCAACCCAGTACGTTATTTGACCGTTTTCGTTATCTTTGATTATTTCAGCGCAAGAGGGAAATTTTCCATTAGCCATTTTTACTCCGTTTTCTCTGTCAATCATATGCTTGCAATATCCCTCGTGGTCAAGGGCAGTAAGAGTGTTTCCGGTGTACATTGATGTGTAGTTCATAATCATATCCTTTGTGTTTTAAGTCGTTCGCTCGTTGCGCTCTTGTTATAATGAGATAATATCACACAGGATATTTATTGCAATAGATATTTTGATATATTTTAATTAAAAGGGTGGGTGTAATCCCCCGCGCATTCGCCAAATAATTATCTTATCTTATTTTATTATTCAAGTTTATAGTCCAGAAATATCCTTTCTCACCTATTTTATTCAATTCTGCAAAATACTTGCCAAATACGCGCTCTTTTATCTCAAAAAAAGAAAAGAATTGCGTTGAGCATATGATAAAGTTTTCTGTGTTAGTCGCTTTACTGAGCGTAAATGATCCTTTTGCGTTCTTATTATCAGTAAAGTTAAAAACGATCACTCTATTAGATTGCGAATAGCTCAATATAACGTGAGTCATATTCTCAAGATCGCATCGTGCATTTCTAATAAATCCTTGTCGCAAAATAATTTTGTTTTCAGAAGTAATAGAAATGATTGAATCATCAGTTTTTTTCGTTTCTTCGAATACTGTTAAGTCTGAAAAGTTCATTTGTTACCTATAAATTTTTTTGCGGCTGCTATTAGCGCGTCTCTTTGATATGATTCTAATCTGTAATTAAAAGCGTTTAGCAGTTTTAGCTTTGACTCGTCGTCGTTCTTGATTTCACTATTCAATATCTCAGCCATCGCTATATTGCGCTCTGTTAATTGATCCCTGAAAAATATAAACGTTTTGTCTTTTCCCTCTGCTTCGTCGTAATTTAATCGCATGATATAATCACAGAAAGTGACAAAAAGTGTATCGCAACAAATACTAGTGCATTAATCATTAAAGTTCGGTCATCATCGCCCTTATTTATCTTGTTAATATTATAAAAAGAAAAAAATAGTGAGATTCCGAGTATCCAGTAATTTTGAATCATACTAATTCACCGGCCAGAGGCAAATTGCATTGCTTTCTTCTTCTGTGTAACATGCTGTGCCGTCTTCATCAATGTATATATCAAAGTCACCCGACCACGTGCTTTCTGGCTCATATACTCCAAAACTAAAATCTGAAAGCGGAGAATAGCTATTGCCTTCCGCATCTTTCGACATGACCACGTCAAGCTCAGGATTAACGCTTTTCAATATTTCTATCAGTTCTTTTACTTTCATTTTTCATTGTCCTTTGGAAGCTCTTGCCAGTGCGTAACAAATTCAGCGTAAAATTCTATTGGCCTACAACCATTTCCTGCTTTGCATTCAAAGTATTCGTATCCATCTCTCATTAGGCGTGCAACGAAAAAAGGATCTCCATCAATAGGATTTAATGTTTTTATCAAAACCCATTGCATGTAGTTTGGCTTTTGTTTTTTTAAATAAATCATTACAAAGCCACCATAAAAATCGCAGTCCATACGCCGACAAATACGAACATAACGGCGGCGTCAAGTAGTAGTTCTTTTAGATAAGTCATCATCATCTCCTTTTATTTATTCATTGTTTCTGTAAATTACTTCTCGATATCCGTACGCTTTATTCCATCTTTGCTCGCGTGTTTCTTCATACACTTCTAAATCGCAGCCAGGGCAGCATGATTGATCATCACATACAGCTAAACCGCAGCAAGTTGTAAACATGGTGCTGTTAAATTCATTGTCTAGCCTGACAGAGGTATACTTTTTAATTGACATGCTATTTACCTTTTATTGATTCACGTTTTTCTAATATGATTTTGTAGGTTTCTAGTGAGTCCATGCAGCTTAAAATAGTTCTATAAGCGACTAGGTCGGCCTCCATGCTTAAAAAGTTCTTTAGCTCATCATTTATACTCTTTATTCTATCAATCATTTTCATCTCCTTTGTTAATATCGTCTCACTTAAGATAAGTATACCCCTGCTAGTTAGTAATTGCAATAGATTTTGCGATGTATTTTGAGTTATTTTTAATTGAATTGAGTTTTACAGCGGGAAACTTCCTGATTTAGGAAGTTTCTTGTTCGTCCATTTTTTTGCAGAATGAAAATGGCGTATCAATTTTTTTGCATTGAATATCTAATTCTTCGAAAGAATAATAAAAATCAGAATTGATGCCCTTTATTTCACGATAAAACCTGTTCTTAGCTTCTATCTCGTTTTGCTCAGCAAAGCTAGCCTCATATTGCATCCCCTCATGAACTAGCCTTAAGTTGTAGTTTGTGCGCGTGTCCCCATGTCTTTGTGAGATCTCAGTTACCATTATTTAATCTCCTGGCATTTAATGTTAAGCCAAAGCTCGAGAGGAAGACTTGTATTATTTTTTTCAATATCGCACCAAAGATAATATTTTGCGTTATTTGGATGAAATGCGTAATATGTTTTTGAAATTAATTTATCTTGAAAAATACAACTTGCCTCATACTTTTTTTTCTCTGTATTTTTTAGTTCTTTTATGTCCCTTATTTCCATTGCTCACCCCATCACAAAATTGTAAAGACCAACAACTATACAGCTACCCAAAATAATAGCCCCAGCATAAATGCAACCAACAAACATGTAATCAATAAATCTCATTGTTTAAACTCCGGTTTTTCAAGTAGAATCTTTATTGCATCAAGAGTCGTGCTATAGAGACTTGTAGCTATACCTGAACAGGTATAGCGGTATATTATTTTTAATGTACATTTATCGTATGCCTCTTTTATTTCATGTTGCATGTTCTTGGCCATCTCAATAGCCTGTTCTTTTTCTAATTCTGGTGACGTAATTTTCATTTTCTTCTCAATTAAAGTTATAATTTCTTGTTTCCCGTAGACGAATCTTTTATAAAATTCAATTATGATAATTCTCCATCGTATAAGTCATCAGATAATATAAGATTATCATCAACATTATCATGTCTAAATACTCCAACACAATTTTGAGATATTGCTATATGACTAATATATAGCCTTGGGCTAACTTTAGTAACAACAGAAACATTAATAGGTTCATTAATAAGATTTGAATCTTCGTCATGAAGTACTCTTAAAAGATTTAATAATGCTTTTTTAATATTCGCGTTCATTATTCACCCTCGTATATGTAAAACTGTCTATCTTTGCTGAAACATGGAAAAGCCTCGGCCCCATGATTAAACAAAATATGACCTTGATCGCAAAGATAAATAAAGATATCTTCATCATAGTTATCTGCTTGCAACTTATTCCCGTCAATCAATGCTTGCATAGCCTCTTTAGTCGTCAAATACTTTTTAGGCTCTTTGTACTCTTCCCAGTCATTGGCTCGTAATTGATCCCAAGATAAAGAATACTGATCATTATCTATAGAATTTGATTCAAACATCTTCGTATTAAATCCTAATATAAGATAATTTTTCGTAGGCCATCCCTTTCTTCTTATTTTTTCGAAATTTATACTTGCTTCATATATGTTCATTTCATGCTCCTATTCGTAAAGTTTTTCTAATTTAAGTGAAATCGATGAGATAAATTTCATCTCATTTTGAGATAATCCGCACTCTGATTGAGTGCATCCTAGGCCAGCTATAATTTCGTCCACTTCTTCATGACTAAGAAACGATCGAATGACATCAAGCTGCACGCGTTCATCGAATTTCAACAGCTCTTTAATGTTGTTAAAATCTTCTTCTGAATAGCCAAGCCCAGTTTCTAGCGCTCGACATGCTTTGTCAAACTGACCTTCGTCTCTGCCGTTTTTAAAGTACTTGCTAAACACGCGGCGTCGCTCTATTCCTTTCGCGATTCTAGCGTTCATATTTTTTAGATGGTTAATTCCGTTTTCGGGTTTCATTGATTATTTTTCCTCTTTAGATTCAATAAATTTGTTAAGATGTTTTTTCAGTGAGTTTAGCTCATGCAAAATTATGTCTATAGATTCAAAACATGTATGATTTAGCTTTGCCAGCTCGTAGTGCTTGAGAATTCTATTAATATTGTACTTAGCAGATAGCTCAAGCCATTTTTTGTCTTTTTCGATTATCATTTTTCTACCTCTGGATATAGTTTTCTAAGTTTTAGTTCTAAATCTTTAATATCTTTGTACTGCTTAAGCGAAGGATCCATGCCACATTTTCTAGCGTAGAAAACATCAAGAATAGTATTAACATCGTCTTTGCTTAAGAATTTTTTAATGAAAATATCTAATAATAAATCGTCAGATATTTTAAGATGGCCGCCATTCGTTATTTCAGGCTTGCACGTACTTTTATAATCCTCATTGAAATTATCCGCCATATTATTTAGCTTTTCTAAAAGTGCATCACGTTTTTTATAAGCTTCCGGCAAAAATCTGCCAAGAGTATGAGGCATTGAAAACTCAGCTCTAAGAACCTTGGCCTCCCACTCTGTTAAATCAACTAGCATTTTTATCTCCCGTGATTGATTCATAAAGTTTAATCTCTAAGTAAGAGTTCTCGATTGATTGCTTAGGCGAAAGATCAAGCGTGTGTCTTAAGCTCATGATTCCAAGTCTTAAGTATTCTATTTCGTCGTAAGATAGCTCTACTAGCATATTTATGTTCTCTCGTATTCGTTGCATTTAAATTGAGACAAAAGTTTGTCTTTATGACGAATAATTTTAAGCTGAAGCAGTTCGCAAAATTCTTTGTATGCTAAACTTTTATCTTGCCTGTGCTTTTCAGGGAAAAGAGCTTCGATTAGGATGTGAGCCTCTCGATTGTCGATGTCAATTAGCATTTTTACTTTCCTATTGTCGTGGTGTTTTTCATTATATTTTCTAGTTTTCTTGCAAAAATCATGACATCGGTTTCTTCATGTTCATACGCTGATTCTCCATTAGCCGTATATATTCCTGTGATAATCCACTCAAGCTCTTTTAATGTTAAATTAACTTTCATTTTTACTTTCCTTAATTCTGTTAAACACAACTGATCCTTTTTCAGTTAAAATATAAGTGTTGTTATGTAGTTCTATCAGTTTATGCTCTTTCAAATTTCCATAAATATTAAAGCAATCCGTTGATTCCATTATATCACTAACTGACATTTTGTCGCAAATTTTATTTGGATTTCCTATGCATCGATGGCCATCGTAATAATGAGAATGAATAAAAATTCCTTTTGAAACCATGGTGAGCATGGGCATAAAGTCCTTTTTTGCATCAACGACTTTTTGCTCGAATTGTTCAGCCCAATAGCTAATTCCATTCTTATGCAATCTTTCTAATGATTCTCTGTAAAATATGTCATCTTCAGTAACCACAGGATCTTGAGGAGATAATATCCTTTTCCATATTGCATCGTTATTTCTCATATTTAAGAATCTCAATGAAGCTGTCAAAATCCTCTGTTAGAAAAGAAATATTTTTATTCAAACTATCAATTTGGAATTTATACCACTTAATTCTATCTATATCACGCTTCATTTCTGAAGAAATATTTATTATTTGTTCAAGTCTGCATGTGATGTCATCGATAAATTGTTTCTCTGTTCTTGGGTGAGCGACAAGCATGAGCTACTCCTGATATTTAACGACGGCTTGGCAAACTGTCATTGATTGAGCAGATTTTAAAGGAGATTCAAAGGGCTGCCAGCCTTCTTGAATATGTTGTTTAACTTGCGCATTAAGGCCGATTAATGCGCTGTCCACGCTGAACCCGCTAGAATCACACAAAAGCGCATAAGCAAGTATAGTTTCTTTAATCATCGAATCACCTGCGACTCGATAGGTGCCGCAACCACTTCTACCGCCTCTTTGATGTCATCATTCATTTTCTTGTAAAAAGTCATGCAAGCAGGGAAAAGATATTTATCCTGAAGCATGTCAAGCTTTTCGTCTGACAGAGCGTTTTTTCTATCATGACTCATTTCCAGGATTGTGTTATACATAGATGTCATGCTTCTATAATGAGCATCATCAGCACCAGCTTCGTATGCGACCATCATTGCAAGTGACATCATATCAAGCAAAGTTTCGTGTTCTGTTTTGTTTATTCGTAAGTTTAGCATTTGTTCGCCTTTTATTATTTGATCATGAATAGATTATCATAATGCGATAAATAAGTAAAGGATTATAGCGATATAATATAAATTAATTGAGACTCAAGATATGTCTTGAATAACTTTAGTAGGTCGCTTAATAGTGAAGTTAGCCTCTAAAAACTCCATTGTCCTTCTGTTTTTTTCTTCAAAGGAAAGGGCTATAAATTCATCTGTGTTTCTTATTTCGTCAAGCTCACGTTCTTTTTGTAAAGCGTATGATTCATGGTGGTTCATAATTAAGCCTCTCCGACAAAAGTATCGGTTATATTGAAATTGAAATTGCCTATAGATATTCCATTATAATAAAAATCCTGTCCTTCCATAAATTTTACTGCGTCTCTTAATGCCTGATCCTCAGATTCAGACATGATAGTTAGATTATATGAAGCTTTGCTGCATATAGTGACATCGTATTTCTTCATTTCATTTTCCTTTTTTATCTGAATTTTCAACTATTACAAGAACAGCAAGGCATAAAATTGATGCCAAAACTAACGCAGGTAAATGATATATTATCGACATAATCAGCGTGCATATTATCCAACAGAGAAGGAAGGTACATAGGAAGCTGGTTTTTTTCATTCTGCTAGCCTCCTTAGTTCATTCATTTTATCAAAAATGGCTTTGTCACTAGGGCAGAACATTTTTGGATATACTGAATATGCAACCATAAGCAACGACTCTCTAAATCTTTTTAGATCAGGCTGAGAATAATTTAGCATCTCTTTTTTTATTCTTTCGAATACCTCTAATGCTAAATTTTCTCTATCTATTCTATCGTCAACAGAAAACTCCAGAAGACAGTAATTTTTTATATCCATTTTGTATTCTTCTGATAGTACATCAGGATTTGAAATAGAAGGACAATACGATCTCTGCTGTCTTTCTACCACGTTAATATTATCAAGACTAATAGAATTTGTTTGCGAGTCATATTCAACCCATACTTGATTTTTTTTCATTTAATACATCCTCTTTCTTTTTGCGCATAATTCGCATGTATTGAATCCGCCATGCTTATAAACATCTCGACCCCTGTAACTCCCATAATAATCAATAATTTCATGTGTAAACTGAAATTTATGCTTACAGAAAAACTGTTTTATAAAGCTAATATCCATGATATTCAGCATATCTTTCAATTCCAATAAATTCCAAACCCTTATCAGTGATATCAAAATCACCTCTGCAACCGCAAATGCACCCGCCTATCATTCCAGATTTATAAAGTTTTCTCAGCGTTACTGCATGACGCTTATTAGGGCCACATCCTGATCGTGGCTCTATGCCTAACTCATGCTCTATCTCAAAAAACATATTCCATTTGCCTTGGTTCTTCGCAAGATAATGAAGCACCTCTTCCTTAGTTACTTTTCTCATTCAAAACTCCTGTAATCATTTATATTTACATTCATAATGAGCAATTTTTTTTCCGCCTGGTAATTCTCCTCCTCTGAAAATCATGGCCTGAAGCTCCAGGAATAAGTTTCGCCATTCATTAGTTGTCATGGGAGAAGTATCAAAATGTTGCCCCATTGTAATGATACAATCAGCCAGGATTTCTATTTTTTCTTCGAGCCTAGCTATTTTAAATTCATAGTCTTTTTTGTTCATCAAAGCACTCCTGTATGTTTTAAATGCTCTGATAACTCAATTAATTTTTTATGAAGCTGTTTAGACTGATCTTTTACATTTCTTAGCCTTTCTTCAAGTCCAGATTTATTTTCGCACCCTCTTTCCAGATAATCTCCGGTAGAGCTGTGCCAAATATTGCAATTATGAGTGTACATAACATCAATGATATCTCTTGCTATGTGGTCCATCAAAAATCCCCCTTTGTTAAAATAATTTTCCAATAAAATTACAAGTAAACAATAGTAAAGAAACTATAAAAATAGCTGGCCAAACTATCATTATTACAATAAACACAAGCCCAATCATGAAATCATCCTCTACCCTTTCAAGATCAGGTTTAGCAACATATTTTGTAAAATAAAAAGAGATAACCGCTCCAATAATAAAGTACAGGGCTAAAATCATTTAAAAATTCCCCTTAGCACACTGAAGACAAGTAATACCAAGACTACGCCATAGCTCTACGATCTGATCCCGATCATCGATTGCGAATGCTATTTCGTGGCCTTTGCTTAGCAAATTATCTAGCATTTCTTTCTTGATGATATAGTCTTCTCGATAGTCTCCAATTTCTCTCATAATAATGGTGTGAGATATCAACATGTAAGCATCAACATGCTTTCTAAACCAATCAACGGTTATATCAAAATGATCCTTCATCCTTCCTGATAGAACAACAGACTTGTATTTTTCTCCAAGCCTAAAATGATTGTATAAATCAATTATAGGCTTATTAGGAGTGTCATTCTTAATATTCTCAGGATCATTAAAATACTTCCAATCAAACGAGCCATCGTCTTTAAAACGTCTCCTATGGGATACATCCGCCAACGTTCCGTCTAGGTCAAATATGACTGTTTTCATCGAATATTCCTTTTATAAATTCCTGAGCCATTAATGATGATGAAGCTTTATACTCATAATTCTTACCGCCAATTAGAGAAAATATGATTAGACCTGATGATCTCGGGGCCTCAAAAATAGCGACAACGGAATCAAGATTAACCAAATCAATAGACCCATCTGCATTACTTAATTTTAAAAATTTCATTCCTCTAGCTCCACTTCGTTAATAAAATATGTTGTTTCTTCAAACCATGGATCATCAGGATTAATACAGTAATCATTATCTAGGCTATGCTTATACCGATGAACCCTTTCTTCTTCGTCAGCCTTCAGCAATGCTGCTTCTGCCTTCTCCCTGGTTAAATAAGCTTTAACGGGAGTTTCTTCTCTATCAGAATATTCACCCTGTGACGCCATGAGTATGTATATTTTCATATAAACTGAAATCCTTTTATTTTATTTTTACACTTATATTTTATTGATATTGGTTCTTTTTTATAAAATTTAGCTGCCGATCTTATGCTAAAAAAACAGATTTTGTCTAAATTGTTTAATACTCTTTTTTTAAATAAGTTATCTTTATAGTTTTTTTTAAAAGGGCTTCTTTTAACTATTCTTATGTTTTTAATGTTTTTGTTATGGGAATTTCCATCTATGTAATCAAAAACTAAATTTCTTTTATTTTTCAAGGAAATATCACTAAAATGTTCAACGACTAAACTTGATACGGAAAAACATTTTTTTTCTCCATTTTTGCTTAACGTAACACTACTTTTTGATGGCCCTCTTCTTCTTAAAAGAACTCTTCTTTTATCTGAGAGAACATCTCCATTATCATTTAATGAATAGTACCCTTCAAACCCTTTTATACAAATAAATCCTTCCAAAGTATTTAAAATCATTTAATCAGATCCACAACTACACAGAAGGCGATAATTATTAGTAACGGGCACATTTCAATCTCCTTTTTAATTTTTATCAGTGTATACTTACCGATATGTATTGTCAATGGATATTGCAATAAATAATGCGATGATTTGTTGATGTAAAGGTGTCGAATTCGACACCTTTAAAACTTTGAGTCTGTTTCTATGCAGAACGCTCGAGGTAAATTTTGGCTTCTGGTTAAATAATCAGCCTGTTTCTGGCATGTAGATTGAGAATTAAAGTTAGGAATAGTGATAATGCTATTATATTGAGACAAACTAAGCTGAATTATTAAAACCCATGTGTTCATTCAACAACCTCCCATTCGTACATGTAATATTCACGAGGCCAATAGTCTTTGTAAAAATGAGAAACAAACCTTCCATCTTGATCTACTATGCAAGTATTTTCGCCATATTGTCCGCAAAAATAAGTTTCAATTTTCCTCTCTTGAAGAAAAGAATCTTTTCGCCAATGCGATGCCTTTATTTTTCTACCGTTCATTAAATGATTATTATGAGCATCAAATAGGTTCATTTAATTTTATCCTATAAAAAGTTTAATCAAAGACAAAATGAAAAGTGGGATCATCATGACCCAAATAATCGCAAGAGTTTTCTTTGCTTGAAGATCTTCTCCGGCAGCCTTCCGATGACCCATGGCGCCAACAATTCCAAGCAGCATGTACATAGTAACAATTACAAAAATAGCTATGTTCATTATTTAATCTCCGTTATGTTATCAGCGAAACAATTATCCGCCGTGTTTGAAAAGTGGAAAGAGTACAGTTCGCAGTGGTAACTAACGTTTACTTCATGCTGTGTCTGCATCGCACGCATGGCGTCTTTGTAGACCTTTGAATTACTGATCGTAAAGTCAAAAGGCTTGGCCCCAAACGCGCCGCCACCGTTGCTCATGCCGCCTCTAATCAATTCAGCCTCATGCGTTTTCATGAACTTACCTTCATCGGCTACCTTGACAATAACTCCTACTCTTTGTCCTACCGATGTGTCGCAAGAAGAAAGCATCGCAAAGGGGACAAAAACTACCACGCCAACAATGCACAATATTTTTTTTAATTTAGGCATAATTTTCACTCTTATTTATTTGTATGTCGTAAAAAAAGTTACCCACTTTTATCATTTTAGAATAGGTCTTTGCAGAAACGCTGAAATGGATATGAGAAAGCCCCAATTTAAATGCCTCTTCGGCCTCTAATTCCTTAACAAGCTCTATCAACCATAGATCACTGTTTTTATAACTTGGTAAAGGCGTTAAATTTTTACAATTAATAGTTACTTCTTTCATTTTAAATACTCAATCTCATAACCAAACGGAACAACGCCATCAACAATAGATTGCCAGTGTTTTTTAACGTCTGGATGCGCTGAAAACATTTTGTCTTTCAAGAGTTCTGTTGCTTTATCTTGCAAACATTCAAACGTTTTTTTTGTCATTACTTTTGAGAATTTTTCTTCATTCTGAGGATAAAGCATATCTTCAAATGAAATAAGCTTCATGGGGCCTTCTTTAAAAGTCAATAAACCAACCATCTCCCACATAAGGCAGACCGATTGAAATCCTGTTATTCCTCCGCATTCACTTCTATCTAACGCTGATATTGTCGCATTAGCCGCCGAAGCCATGCCGGTTACTATAGAGCTATAGCAGTGCTTATAGCTTTTAATTTCCTCAATAAATGCAGGCAAGGTTTCAAGAGTTTGTTTCCTTGATTCTTCTCGCCATTTTTTCATTATCTCAAGGTCTAGTTTTTTGTCTTCTATGTTCATTTAAAGCTCTCCAAATATTTATTTTTTATCATGGTTAATTTTCGGTCCGTAATCATTCCTTTGTCATAAACGCCAGGAAACATATCAGTCATTGAAAAATACTCTTTGTCTTTCTCTTCATTGAAAAATGACATCGGAACTTTCACGCCTTCTATTTCTATAATGCCATCATATTTATAGTAAACTTTCACTTTAATTTATCCAAAATTTCGGGGTTTTCGAATCTGTTTCCGATTATTTCAACATCATTCCAATCTTCCATATCATTAAAATCATATTCATCATCATAATCGAAGTGGCGCATTATAAATCTAGCGCTGTATGAGCAATATTTTACTAAGTAATTACAGTCTCCATAATGAAATACATCCCCTTCGAATATTTGTTTATCATTTTTGTCGAAAAGTCCGATTGAGTAGGATATTTCAATATCAATACGATCTGTAATATCAACGCATATATAAGCAGATTTATGGTAAATTCTTCCTTCACTTGAAATAAAACATTGATCTGTTAGGTCAAAATTCTTGTTTTGATTATCCCAGACTCTAAATTTAAACGGTTTCATTTTTTGAGTAATCCTCTATTAGCTCACAGACGGGTAGCATTTTTCTTATAAAACCAAGATCAATATTTGCTATCTGAATATCTTCTTTATCGCCAATAAAGCAATTATTTCTGTTTATATAGATATCTATTTCATCAAGCTGATTGCCGCTATCATGCTTTCTGATTACAATTCTTAGTTCATGTATTCCAATTTTAGTCATTATGAATAAATTCTCATCATCTTCTTCTATTTTATTGATTATTGAATGCTCGGCTAATAATTCTAATTTATCATTCATTATTGACCCCAACTCTAGCTAATAAAATATTGTCGAACCTATTTTTCATTATTTCTAGCAATTCTGGGTCATAAGATTCATCATCATAGTTAATGTAATCATCTCTATATCCAAAATTATTTAAAAGAAAATCCACCAATAGTATTTCTTTTTCGCTTAGCTCAACTAACATTTTTATCCCCTAGCTCTTCTTCATCCAAGTAACAGAATTGGTGCTTTTCACCCATGCCCCAAAGCTCAACTTTAAATTCAATTAGCTTATTGAAATTTTCTTTTTGAACTCCTCGTAATATAAAAAAAGTTCCCTCTATATTGCTATATCTTGAAACAAAATAGCCAATCTCGCATGGAATAGGGTCTAATTTTGTCGGAAATGATGCGCATCCTTTAAATAAAGATTTATCATCATCCCTCTTAATAGCTCTGAATATAACCAACCTATTAGGCTCTGGCTCTGTTTCTGTAATTGCTAACCATTTCATTTTTTACCCCTTAACACAGACTACTTGTCGTAGTGTATGAACAATTTCAACCAAATCAGGCTGAGCCGCCATGACTGAATCAATATCTTTGTAACAAGACGGTGACTCGTCGATCACATCTTCATCCTTTCTGCACTCGACATGACTCGTGGCTTTGATATGATCATCAAGCGTTATTATTTTTTTAGCCTGAGTTCGGCTCATTACCCTTCCCGCGCCATGACTGCACGAATGAAACGAATCGGCATTGCCAAGACCTCGAACAATAAAGCTTTTAGCGCCCATGCTGCCAGGAATAATTCCCAACTGAGATTCCTTGGCAGACACAGCGCCTTTACGAGTAATCCAAAGATTTTTTCCAAAATGATGCTCCTTTTGAACGTAGTTGTGATGGCAGTTTATTGCTTCTTCGAGACAGCAGAATTTCTTCGTTATGATTGAGTGAAGCGCTGACAAGACATTATCCATCATGATTTCACGATTCAACGCTGCAAACTTCTGAGCCCAATTTAATGCAAAGATGTAATCGTCAAAATAAACAGATCCTTCTGGCAGATAAGCTAAATCGACATCAGGTAAGTTAATGAAATAACGCTGCATGTCTTTCTTTGCTAACTCAATGAATAACGTGCCTATCGCATTGCCTACGCCGCGAGATCCTGAGTGCAACATAACCCAGACATGACTATCTTCATCGATGCAGAGCTCAATAAAATGGTTTCCCGTGCCTAGAGTTCCTAAGTGATTGTCATTGTTAGTCTTTCTAAGTGAAGGATATTTATCGACTATTTTATAAAAATCAGTTAAAAGTTGTGCATTCCAAATATTTCTTATTCCATGTGGAATATTTCCCCAGGCTCCCTTGTCTCGACCTTGGCCGCCATTTCTACCATGGGGAACGGCCGATTCAATTGCCGACCGAATGCCAAATAAGTTATCGGGAAGATCTGAAGCCATCAAAGATGTTTTAATGGCCATCATTCCGCAATTATGAACAAAAACACCCGCGCATAATGCAAAGTTGTGATGGTCTTCTACTGTTAGACAATATACATCATCCTTAAATCCAAGATTTTCTACAGAAATGACCCTATGATTACTACCATGCTCTTTTCTTTTATGCCAATTTAATGCCGCTGGGTTCTTAGAAGTATGGTCGCATTCATCACATGAGCGTGGCGACGTATTAAATTTATGTAAATATGGCGCCCCTCTTTTTCCATTATCCTTCACCTTGTCGAGAAAATCCTCTCTTGACTCTTCCATGTATTTTTTAATATTTTCAGTTCCAACCTTGACCATTTTCTCAAAAGACACAGGATCTGATACTCTTCTTTTTATTCCTGCCATTCTTAATTTTTGAAACTCTTCGCTTGAATTGTCAAATGTTTGATTGTCCAACCTATGATGCTTTGAATGATCTCTTGCAGTCATTGCCTCTAAATTATCTGGATCATTGTTAAGATAAAAATGATCTCTGTGGTGAATAACATATCCCTTGGGTATTTCTCCATGTATAGATTCCCATGATGCCCAATGAGTCAAATTTGATGTGTTGTATCCACAGTTAGAGCTTTCATAGCCATCTTTTTTATGCCATTTTCTATAAAGAGGCATTAGACTTTCATTATATGAAAGATCCTTGGCTTCTTTATAGCTACCATCAAATAACATAAATTTATGATCTGGGGTGCATATTATTTCATCACCTCCAGATATAGTAACTTTAACTAGATCAGCATCTTTTCTGGTTTTTTTACAAGTAGCTTTACCTGCAACAACTTTAAAATTACTGCAAGAATAAACCCAAAACGGCTCTGTATATTCTGCCAGCTCTTTAAGAGTTTTTTGTGTTCCATTAAGCAGAGGAATCTTTGTTTCGCCAACAAAGCATCCAATGTCAACACCAACTGTTGCCGGAATTATCGCGCCTTGCGTAGGTATTACGCTCCCAATCGTTGACCCTTTGCCTAGATGAACATCGGGCATTACGGAGACATGAGGGCGAACAAATGACATTGACGCAGTATTTTTCAACTGAGTCAGCGCATCGTCTTCAACTGACAAACCATTCGTCCACATTTTAATTGGCTTATGAAATAATCCAGAGATTACCTTGTGATTCATTATTCATACTCCTTATCAGCATATTGATTAAGCTTAGATCTAAGCTCCTTTGAAATATTATTGCTTGTTATCTGGCCAAGCTCTTTAAATGACAGTTGAATAGAAACTCCTGCATTCTTTTTTCTTTGCCTGGCAAGCTCGCATAATGTTTTAAAAATTCTAAAATCTTTTATTTTTTCACATTCAACAATAGACTGATAAATGTAATCAGGAAGATCAGCGCTCCACAAAACCTCAAAAGGAAATCCGCTTTGCTGAAATGACGCTTCACATTCCTCAAGAAGAAACATAAATCCGCCACTATTGCAAAATTGAGCTATAAATAGGTCTGTAGTTCCAGAAACTTGGACTAGCTGCATACTATTTAGAGCCCTAAAAGTAGAAAAATTATATTGAGCAAACTTTATGCCATCCTTGAAATCCTCTGGAAGACTCAAGAATTTAACTTTATGATTCATACTTCACCATTTTTAGCTTAGAGTTATCTTTGTAAATTGTTTCCCAGCCATCATTAAGTTCTAATGTAGATTTCTCAATAAAATCAACATTAATCATTGAAAAAGCATCCACATGAAAACAATCAACTATCTTTCGCTCTTTACCTTCTTCTTCTTCTGAATAATACTGAATCATCGGCTGAATAATTCGACCATTAAAAACAATTGGAGAGCCGTGAATTTGATACCCACTGGCACCGCCCCATTGCACCGCTTCTTCCAGTGTAAACTGTTGATCTCCATTGCCAGCTAGGAAATAACCATCAATCATCGTTTCTTTCATTTTTATCTCGCTCTATTTGTTTTATAATGCCTTCAAATCGTTTTCTTTGTTGCTCGTTAACCGACGAATATAAATCTTGCAAGAAGTTACATTCATTCTTATCAAGAGTAATTGTCGAAGAATCAATGCTGTTTTTGATGATCTGCTCCACAGTACTTGATACGGTTAGACGCCATTTTCTAGCTAGCAATATAAGAAGATAATTAGTTTCTGGGGTAAGCTTGGCTATAGCTGTTTCTGACCTTGTCATCATCATTTCCTTATCAAATCAATGAAGCAAAGTATACAGCATACGATAAATATAGCAACAAATATTATGATAAATAATGCAATTAACTTATCATTGCTTCCTTGGCCAAGGATGAATAAAGGCATATAGCTCATGCTTCTTCCGAAGAAAATCTAAGTCTTTTCATGCAATGAGGGCATACCTTCATAAATCGAGAAAGCATGTGCTCCATCACAATTATTTCAAAATCTTCCCATGACATAGATAAATCCCTGCGAACAAAATTCTTAGGCATCCTGCAAAACTTTCTGCCTTCATTTTCCTTTGTTCTTATATGCGTTATTTTCATCTATTTTCTACTTTTTAGATTAATTCTCAAATCAAGATTATCAATCGAGTTATTAGATTTATCCCCATCGAGATGAACCACTTGAAATGATTTGCAGTTAAATGTAGATGCAATATATGTGCGAATCATGATGCTTGCCACCGTAACATATCTGCAAAAACGGTTGTCCATCAATCCGACAATTATTTGCCCGTTGTGAGACAGGCATTTATTGGTAAGAAGTTTACCAGTTTTGCATGAGTAAATCTCGCCGCGAGTGTTAACGCCATACCCAGGATCAAAGCCCGCTATTTGAATAAATCCATCAGGAAGTTTTTTATTGTTAATCATTAGTTAATGCCTTGGTGCTTTTTCATAAAATTCCATTAATTGCGAACCTATTGAATCATAAAAATCTGAATATACCTCGCTACATTCATCACAAAAACATAGCGATCCTTTTTCTTTGATTGTATTTAATATAGTTCCAAGAACTAAAATGTCGTTTTCGTTGAATAAGATTGATTTCATTAGCAATAGCTCCACTTAAATTCGCTCATATTTCACCAACCCCTGATAGAAGCCTTTTTTCATAAATACATCATCTCCCTCGTCAAAAAACTCATCCATGAGCTTTTCGAAACCTTGTGATATGTATTCATCTATTGCTTTTAAATAATCATCCCTGCTATTAAAGTGACATTCTCCTAAGGTTACTATGCCAAGAACTTTACGAGTCATACTTCACCATTTTTAAGGACAAATAATTATCTTCAATAATCTCCCAGCCATCAGATAATAGTTTTTTCTTCGTATTTTCACAGTAAACGCTGTCTTCTCCACATGCTATTACTGAAGTAAAGCAATCGACCAATTTTCGTTCTTTTATCTTTGATTCCTCATGCATTTTTACTATTTTTTTAACTAAAGCTTCCTTAATATGATCTAGCTTTATATCCATGTGAAAAAGTCTTTGGATAGTGGCCTCTTCAAATGTTTCATGATTGCGAATTTCAGAATAAAAATTCTTGGCCGATTCTGTATTTTCTTCTTCGTATTTTACCATTGCTTGACACATAAGCTTTCTGCTATGGCAATAAAATGTTGTTCCGTAAAGTTCATACCCATTTTTAATTTCATCAAGGACCTGATTTTGCAAAAGACTTGAGCATATTCCTCCAAGACTGCTTTCTTTTGGATAAACAAAAATATATTCTTTAATTTTCATAGTTCTCGCACCTTATCCATTAGGCCATATAAAAAATTTTCTTCTGATTTATCCTCTGCATTTAATATTAAGCTAAAAATACCGCCCGATATGTTTATTTTTTCTTTTTTTGAAAATTTAACAGGTTCTTTATAATCAGGCGCTAAATAAGGATTAAGTTTAATGTAATTTTTGCAATCCTCATTTTTATTATCATCATCAGTATTTTTCGCACCGATTTCTTTTTCTAAAGAACCGAAATTATGATTAATAATACGTTTTGCGATAATACTTATGTCATGCCTTAGATTTAGAATAAATAAATCACTTACTTTTATTTCGTTAATTCCAATACGCATATTGCTGTCATTCAAAACCTCATTTAATCTTTCCATTATATCTGGCAGTGTGATCATTTTTTTGTCCTTTATTTTTTAACACTTGGAATATTAACAAACGGCATAGATTCGCCTCCGACTACTGTCGCAGGCAATTGACCATCCCATTTTTCGATTGCTTTAAGATGAACGTAGTTAACGCCGCCGCTTGTTTCAATCGCCGCAGATTGAATGCGAATAGACTCAGCCTCACCTTGTGCTTTAGCAATATTCTGCTCCGCTTCAACCTTGATACGCTGTAGATCTTGCTCAGCCTTAAGCTTGCTTTGAGTGGCGATAACCTTTTGTTCGATAGCCGATTGATACTCTTGAGAGAAGCCAAAGTTCACCAAAGAGATCTCGCTAATAGACAAACCGTATTTAACCACCTTATCTTGCAATTCCTGCTTGATAGCGGCCGAAACGACATCACGCTTGGTGATTAGCTCTTCTGAGTTATATCGCGCTGTAATCGCCTTAAATGACTCATTAATCGCAGGCAGCAAAACCTTGTCTTTAAGATCAAAGCCAAAGTTCTTGTAGATATTGGCGACGTCAGCACCCTCTAATCGATAGTTAACGACGATATCAGTGTGAACCACCTGAAGATCTTTTGTGCTAGCCGTGGCGCTTTCTAATGATGCCTTATCTAATCTAACTGATATTTGCTGAACATCAGACACGGGATTAATGAAGTAAAATCCCGCTGGCAATGAGATAGGGTCAACTTTACCTAGAGTCGATTTAACGCCGATGTTCCCCGGATGGATAATCGTACACGCGCTTAAGGCAAAGAAGAATCCAAATATTAGCAAAGAGAATAATCGATATTTTTTAAATACATTACCTCGACCATCATTGAAAAAGTTCATGAATAGAAAAGCTGAGATTGTGCCTAACAGGCCGATGATTAGTAGTGTCATTTTTGTTTCCTTTTAAGCGATAATAGTTTTTAATATATTCCTGTAATACTCAGGATGGCCTGCTGAAGTATAAAGTCTTATTTCTTCTAATCTAGCAAGTTCCTTAGCGCAGTGAAAAAGAAGCTCATAAAGATCCTCAGGATCTGCAAGCTCTAAATTCTCCGTTTTAAATACGCGTTTTTCATTTATTTTTTTCTCATTAACATCTTTATATTTTAATATTTCCTCGGGATCGGTTAATTTTCTATACTCGAATGGACCTATAAATTCAATCTTTCCTCCGGTCCAGAATTTTTCAAATTCCTCATAGCCAATTGATATAGTTCCACGACCTAAAGGCTCAGTTATTTGTGAAAATCTTCCAATTATATCAATACCATCATCACACTTGCTATATTTTACGCCGTTAACGGATCTCAAGGTTCCAATCTTTTCGTAAATTTCTCCTTTTTTTGGTTTAAAATCATTTTCAGGTATAAACCTTCTGTATTCGTTCATTTTGTTTCTCCTATTTATGTTTATCGACTTACTTCTATTTCTGAATCTGGATGTTCTTTGCAAGCATCCAAATATTCTTTAACCCATGGCAAAAAGTTTTTATAAAGTCCCCAGCCATTTGGAGAATCGTATTTTTTATATACTTCTTCATTACCTAATAATTCAAAATATCCTTTTGAAAGAATAAGCACTATATCTTTTGCATACTTACAATTTATTTCTTCTGGACGCCACAAAGCCTTATAGAAATCATCAGAAACAGCCATGGCCATTTCATTTAAGTTGTGAGTAATATTTTGACAAAATACCATCTCATCTTCTCTTTTTAGTCCTTCTAAGCTTGGCTTTCCATAACAAACATACTTTTCTTTCCATAAGTAAACATCTAAGCTCATTGTTTTACTCCAATATATTTTAAAATTATTTTAAATGCCGCCATGAATACTAATCCTTGTGGCTATGTTTTTAGAAGCAAGAGCCAAAATTTCATCCTCGAAAAAAAATGACTTTTCCTTACAATAAGGAGTATATAAATTAAAATTTTCTACAATATCAAATGCTTTTTCTCTACAAGAAGATAGATCAGAATTTTCGAATGAAGCATACTCTATGATATTCCTTGCCAATAATAATAAATCACTTATATTGTTATACTCTATCTGAGTCATAGTAAAATTATATTTTTTTTCTATCTCTATTTCCATAATTTAATCCTATTTATTGACTCAGGCAGGGAATCGAACCCTGCACCACTCCCTTTCGGGGCTCTTCCATTGGAGCTACTGAATCATAATTTTAAAATGTGACATAACTATGTCCACACATAGCAAGCCTAGGCTGAATATCATAATCAAAGTGATCCAAATCATAAGCAGTGCCGCCTGATTCTAACCATATCATCATGTTTATATTTGGCCCAAAAATATAAGAAACAACATAAAGATCACAACCGAAACAATAGAATATGCTACACAAAGGATTTCTATCTCTAAGTGCCTTATAAGTATTAGATGATGGCTTTACAAGTTTTAAGGTTTTCTTTATTTCAAAGCCTGATATCATCAATCCTCAACAACATAAAACTTGCCATGATAATTTGGGGTGGGCCATGTTGGATCAATATAATCACCGTCCTTATCAACTATAAATCCATCTTTATCAAGAGTAAAAAAACGACCATCACCCCAAGCGTCTTTAGAAATCTTCTTGCCATCTATCAAAGCCTGCATAGCTTCCTTGTTGTTTTCAAGATACTTGCGTGGCTCTTTGTATTCTTCCCAGTCGTCAGATGAAAGGTCTGATGTTGTTAGCATGCAATTAATTTTTAATGACCCATTAACATTTTCTACAAAAGATATAGTTGACCAGCTAGGCATCCTTATCTTTTTAAACTTATTCGCCGCTTCTAAAAATTTCATAATCTACCCCAAAAATTATTTCTAATAACCTCAGCCTCAACCGGCTCCTCTAACTCTTGTACATTCTCTGCATCAACCACTTCATTAACTTCTAATGCCTGCTCTGCATCTTCATCAAGCAAGTTTTTAAAATGATCAAGGTAAGGATGAAAAAAAGTATAATGAAGCCTATTAAATCTTTCATTTGTAATAAACTCATCTCGATTCGGTTTTAAAGCAACAATCTTGTTAAACAACGCATTCATGTGAATCTCATCCTGAGTTACATTGCCATTATGCTGCACTACTGTTAGTGCCATGATGCACATATTCAATAAAGCATCAAACTCTTCTTCATTTAATTCTAAGTTCATTTTTTAACCTTTTATTATTATTTTTAAATTTATAGATCGATTATATTAATATTTGTCTTCTGCCTGGAATCGCACCAGGTCCTCTTCTGGTCAAGGAAGTGCTGCCACTATTGAGCTACAAAAGACATAATTGCGAGCAAATGGATTCGAACCATTGACCGACGGATTATGAGTCCGCTGCTACTACCGCTGAGCTATACTCACATAATAAATTGGCGCAGACGATGGGATTTGAACCCACGATACCTTGCTTGACAAGCAAGTGCCTTAACCACTAGGCGACGTCTGCATAAATTGCACGCAGCTGGACTCGAACCAGCGCTCGCCAGCATTAAGCCAACCGCTCTACCAACTGAGCCTATGCGTGCACAAAGTTCAAGTTTCCTGTTTAGCGCAAACTTGCAAAGCCGTAGAAATACCCGTAAACAGTTATTTCGTGGAAGTTTCCTGTATTTACCGTAAACTTGCAAAACGTAGCTTCATTATTGTCTTAAACATTGTCCCCTGAAAGCGAAGGTTAGAAAGTATAATTTAATTTTAAGTACCAAACTAACAAATGCACTGAATGTTCTTATAAGTTTTAAGGTGTAAGTCCATACAATGTACACCGCTATTTTAGTTGAGAAATAGCAACTCTTTCGCTGATCAATTACTTCAGCTAGAAAGTTTCAATTTTTAAGACTGCAAACTTACAACACGTTGTCTGAAAGTTAAATTTCTCCGCAGAGTATCGACGGAACAGTAATTAATCTTTCAAAAAACTGTATCTATTTATTATAGATGATAAATAGCAACTAACATCGTCCATCTCGCAGACCGCGTGAATTTACCCCGAAATCCATAAAGCTAATGCTATTCGTCAATAGCATGGGTATGACTCCCATTTAAAGAGATAGTCATACGCTAGGCTCTTTGTCGATTATCAGCATGTAACTAATAAAAACCACGCTAACCACCGACAAACAAATAGTACCACTCCACTGATAAGTATGCAATAGATTTTGCGATTAATTCTAATTAATTTCATTTCTACCACTTATCTCTACCAGATAGGTCTATATTTATATCAATTAATGGTTTAAATTTGATCTAATGTAAAAAATAAATCAATTGAAGGCTTAATGTTCGACTTTAAAAAGCCACTTTATGCAGAAATATTCAAGCAGCGCATTGAGCGACTGCAAGAGTTACGCCGCGATAAAGATAAGTTCAGAAAGCTATGGAAGTACTACAAGACGCATCCCGCTGATTTTATCAATGACTGGGGAACCACGTATGACCCACGTAATCCTGAGCGTGGCCTGCCAGCCATGGTGCCTTTCATCTTGTTTCCCCGTCAGCGTGAGCTTATTGAAAAGTTCGAGGAATGCTTCAGAGAGAGAAAGAGTCTTCTTGTCGAGAAGAGCCGTGATGTTGGAATTAGTGAATTAACTGTGGCGTATGCGGTTGCAAAGTGTTTATTCAACAAGGGCTTCCATTTCGGCTTTGGCTCTCGAAAAAAAGAATACGTCGATGCCAAGATGCCTCGCGCCCTGTTGTTTAAAGCTCGACGCTTCATCATACACTTACCAAAAGAGTTCGCAGGAGATTGGAATGAGCGCAAGCACAGCGCCGATATGCGTATTTATTTCCCGATGACTCAGGCGTATATATCAGGAGAGTCAGGAGACAACATGGGCAGGGGAGACCGATTCTCTATGTACGCGGACGATGAAAGCGCGTTCCACCCTCATCAAGAACTAGTCGATGCTGCACTCATGGCATCTACCAACTGCCGAATAACGTTATCAACCCCCTGCGGCCCATCCAATTTATTCGCTCGGAAACGCTTCAGCGGAAAAATTGAGGTATTTAGCTTCCCGTGGTATTCAGACCCACGGAAAACTCAAGAATGGTTCGATAAGAAAAAAGAAGAGGCGGAGTGCCTAATACGTTTTGCTCAAGAGTATGAGATGGATTACTACGGATCTATTGAGGGAATTATTATCCCTAAGGAATGGATTGATGAGTGTATTGATGCTCATATAAAACTAGGATTAACCCCTTCAGGGCCAAGATTGGCTGGACTGGATGTCAGCGATCAAGGTGCAGATAAAAATTGCTTTACTGGAAGGCAGTCATTTTTGCTTGAATATCAAAATGAATGGTCAGGGAAAGGAATTGACCTAATGATAACCTTAGAAAAATCCATGCAAATTTGTCGCGATTTTGATTATGAAGAAATCTCTTATGATGCAGTAGGTCTTGGCGGAGCATTAAGAGGAGATGCTAGGGTTCTTAACGCGCAAGCAAGATCAGATAGAATTAGATCAATACCTGTTTTTGCATTTCTCGGAAGTGGAAAAGTTATTGATCCAGATGGAAACCCATATTGCGATAGAGGATATTATGAAGAGGGAGCGAACCAACCTACCAATAAGGATTATTTTGCAAACAGAAAAGCGCAAGCCTGGATGGAATTTAGAAGACGTTTTCAGTTAACATACAGATGGATAAAATTTAATAAGCCCTGCGATCCTTCTGAAATTATTTCCATCTCAAGTAAAATAGATGGTTTATCACAATTAAGAATGGAGCTATCTCAGGCAAGATTTGTGAAAGATAATGATAAAAAGATTATGGTAGATAAAAAGCCGGATGGAACAAAATCGCCAAATCGGGCCGATTCGGCCGTAATTTGTTTCGCTAAGCAAGATAAAAGAAGAGGTCTACACAGTGCGCGGATTGGTAACATACGTTAAAGATAAATTTAAGAAGAAAGAAGATCCTTTAATAACTGAGCTAAAAAATAGCTTAACGGTATTATCGGATAAAGTTGATTTCTACAAAGAAGCGCTTGATAGAACTTACGAAAAAAAAATTGAGCCTATCGAAGACAAAACAAAAAAAACAGATGAGTTAAAAGTTTTTTGGAAGGATATTTGCGATAATTCAATAGATAAAACTCTAAAGAAAAATATTGAAGCTACATTCAAATCAAAGCCTCAGACAGGATTTGCAATGGATAGCTGCGACAATACAAGCTATGCAAATAGTGGATGGGGTTTTTATAATAATGATATTTTTGCTTATTATGCGCAAACAAGATTTATTGGCTACGCGCAATGCGCCATACTTTGCCAGCATTGGTTAATTAATAAAGCCTGCTTAGTTCCAGCGGAGGATGCTATCAGAAACTGGTTTGACATCCTTGTTAATGACGGTAAAAAAGTAGATAAAAAAATAATAGAAGAGATGGTTGATTTAGATAATCAATTCAATCTTCATGAGAATCTAAAGGATGCTATTTATAAAAATAAAGTATTCGGAATTAGAGTGGTTTATTTTGTAGTTGATTTGGGAAGCGCAGAAAAAAATAAAGAATTTTATAAGAATCCATTTAATATAGATGCTATAACACCTGGATCATATAAGGGGATATCACAAGTTGATCCTTATTATATGACTCCAGAATTTGATTTTAATTCAGCAAGTAATCCCGCTAGTAAAGATTATTTAAACCCTACTTGGTGGAATGTTCCTGGCGGTGTTTACATGCACCGAAGCCATTGCGTCGTTCTTAGAACGGAAAATCTTCCTGATATGATTAAGCCAATGTACCAATATGGGGGGATTCCTATTCCTCAGTTGATAGCAGAGTTAGTCTACAATGCAATGCACGCAGCAGGTGACGCAGTAGAGCTGGTAAACACTAAGCGAACGGACGTTGTATTTACTAATATGATGGCAGCATTACAAAATCAGGACAATTTTACACAGAAGGCTAAGGATTACATAGCAAACCGAAGAAATACTGGGACCAAGTACTTGGATCTTGATGACAGAATGGAGCAGTTTGATACATCTCTTACCGATGTTGTAGAAGTTCAGATGATGCTATTGCAATTAGTTGCAGCAGGCTCAAACGTTATTGCATCTCGGCTGCTTGAAACATCTCCCAAGGGCTTTAATTCTGGTGATGCAGAAGAGAAGGCATATAGACTTAGTCTTGAAACTTTGCTGAAGCAAGTTACTCCAATTGTTCATCGTCATCATGAGCTTATTATGAAATCTATTATAACTCCAAAATATAAAAAAGATTTCACATGCAAAATATCTTGGAAGAAACTAGATTCTGTTACACAAAAAGAAGTCGCAGAAATTAACGAGATTGATGCTAGAACAGGGCAAACATTGATTATGTCCGGCGCAATTGACCCTCAAGAGGAGCGAGCAAGAATAGCTCATAATGAGGAATCAAACTATTCTGGAATTGATGAGGATAAGATAATAGAAAAGCCTGAAGAGGAGTCTAATGATTCAAATGACTACGAAGAATAAACGATTACTTAATCGTGATAAAAATGTAATTAAGGGGCACACCCTTAATTACAATGCTGCACTTCAAAGAAATTATCATAATCAAATAATGATTCTTGTTAATGACATGACATTTACTACAACACTTGAGCTATCAAAATTATTTTCATCTAAAGCATTCGAATCATTTTTAAATAAACAAAATAAACTTTCTGCTATTGATGAGGACGATTCCGATAAAAGCATATCCTCTCAAGCTAGGATTTTGATTAATTCACTTATAGCTAAATTTTCATATATATTTAATAAAAGAGCAAAATTGATTGCAAAAGAAATGTTGCGTAAGACAAAAAATATTAGCCTAGTAAACTTGAACTTTAGTTTCGGAAAAATGAAAGACGGACTTTCAATTAAAAAGGAAGTGTTGGAAAAAGGAACTGATGACATTTCAAAGTCAATTATTGAAGAAAACATAACTTATATAAATTCATTGCAAGAAAAATATTTTACGGATGTTTCTGGATCCGTTATGCGCGCCATTAGCGAAGGAGGAGATGGAATAAAATCACTAATACCAGATTCTGAAAAAATAATTAATCATTCAGAAAAAAAATCGACTGGAATATTAGGAAAATATAACTTACTAGTAAGCAGTAGAGCGGCAAGAATAGCATACGATCAAACCAGAAAAGCTTACACTGCAATTAACAAGCAAGGATTGATGAATGCAGGAATAAAAGAGTTTGAATGGGTTTATACCTATGAATCAAGATACCCGAGGCATTCGCATATAAAAATTGACGGCGAGATATTTTCATTCGACAATCTATTATCTGAGCAAGCCGCGTTAGGAGTTCCTTCTAAAGATCGAGGTTTACCTGGATTTCCAGCAAATTGTTTTACAGGATCAACTATAGTATCTCTTGCTAATGGATGTCGTAACCTCTGGAGATACATGTATAGAGGGGATATGGTCTCCATAAGTTTTAATGGCGGAGAGATTATCGAGTGTACACCTAACCACCCAATATTGACCTTGAGGGGCTGGATTCCTGCCAATAACGTGAATGAGGGAGATTATCTCGTCTCTTGCCAAGCTTATGACAACAGGATCATTGATAACAAAAAAACAAAAATCACGACCACTTTCGCTGATCTTTTTTATTCTATCGAGGCTTCCGGCTCCAAATTTACTGATATTGGCTCTAAATTTAACTTCCATGGCGATGTGCCCGAGGTCGATGTCGATACAATAATCACCGATAATTGCCTGCCTTTCTGGGATAAATCCATCGGCGACGAGGACATTGAAAAGCTCTTCCTCACCTTTTCCGATTTGATCATCAATAATTTTATTCCTGGCTTTATGTCCAAGATTGTTGAGCTTGGCTCTTCTGGCGGATTTGCTCAAAAGTTTTCTTTCGTCAATGGTGAGTTTAGACATTCTGATTTTACTAGCGACACTTCCATTCCTGAGAATAATTCCTTCCCCCTGAAGGATACTATTAATTTTTTGCCGACTAACTTTATAGAAAATAGAGATAGATTGGACGCTTTCTCCTTTATTATATCTTGCGACAATTTTGGAGCCATTAGCATTCACAGCTTTGATTTTAATAGTGCTTGGCAAAATATAATTAATTCTATTCCTAAGGGCTTTTGTCAAATGACTTTGTCCTACTTTATTAATTTTGCAAAACTCTCTCAAAGTCATTCCCTCATCCAAAAATTGTTTCGCGTTGAGAAGAAAGTCAGTAGTATATTTGAAGGCCATGTTTACACCATGGAAAGTTATAATGGATGGTTCAATGTATCATCTACAGAAATAACAAGCAAGAATTGTAAATGCAAAATGCGAGCTATATTTCGTTTTTAATATGAGGATTATTTAGATGGCGACGATTGAATTACAAAATGAATTATCTGAAATTCATTTAGCTTTTGATATTTCAGAAAGCAAAAGAAACTATAATAAAGATGGTTTTTTCGAAATTAAAGCAAACCCTATCGCGCGATCTGGGATATTAGAATATCTCGGGAAAAACATTATTGATTCAGATGGAAATGTTTTAGAAGGAATTGATCCTAATAAAATGTATAAAGTTTTTAGATCTCCAGCGCAATTATCTGCAAGTGACACTTTAGATTCTTTTAAAATAAAACCAATTATTGATGGACACGCTTACTTATCAGTGAGTAATAAAGATGGAATTTTGCCAGAAGAAAAAATAGTACATGGAGCTACTGGGCAAGAGGTTTTCTATGATGAAACTGACGGAATGTTAAAATCTAATTTAATGTTTTTTTCAGGCCACATGAATAAAGAAATGGAAAAAGGAAAAAAACAAATATCTATTGGAGCAACCTGCTTGTACAAAATACAAAACGGTGTTTATAATGGACAGGAATACGAAGTGGTGCAAGAAAACATCGCAGGCAATCATATTGCAATCGTAAACAATGGTCGATCGGGTGCGTTGGTAGCGGTTCTTGATCAAGCGGAAACAAATCAAGAGGCGGTTATTGAAATGGCTGATAACGAATACAAGAAAGACGATGAGTCTAAAGACGCTCCTATGAAAGATGAAGAATCAAAAAAAGATGAGTCAAAAGACAAGTCTGTTACTCTTCAAGATTGTATGGATGCGATTACTGAAATACGTGAAGATGTGCGTGCAATGAAAGAAGCAAAAGCGGCTGCAATTGCTGATAGCGAAAGTGAAGCAGATAAAAAAATTCCCGCTAAAGACGAGTCAGAAAAAGAATCCAAAGAAGATAAAAAGGATGAGGAAAAATCTGGCGCTAAAGCTATGGATGAAAAAGAATTCCTTCTTAGAAATAATGAAAGAGAAAATTTTGCAAAAAGTCTTGCCGATCATATTACTATTCCAAATAAAGATATTTTAACTTTAAATGAAATGGCTCAATATGGCGTTAAAAAACTAAAGGAAATGGGTCATACCATTGAATGCGCAATTGGGGATGAAGTCACCTATTTAAAAGGTTTTTTAACAGGAAAAGAAGCGCCACAAGCAGTTGTTATGGCGATGGATAAAGCAGATAAGCCAAAGGTTGAAGCCTATGACTTTCTTTCAGCATACAAAAAAGGGGAAATTTAATCATGGCATTTCAATCAGCAACTTATCAAACAATGGGTGTTGGCATTCAGGGCGAGATCTATCAAAGCGCTCCCTGGTCAGGCCAAGCGTTAACAATTAATTCAGTTTCGGCGGCTTATAATGTTATTGGTAAAACAGTAGCTACATGGCAGCCTACCCAAGGAACACTTTATGTCGCCGCTGGTCAAGGATCAGATGCTTCAACAAAGTGGGCGGGTTTTCTTGCAAGCCCTAAATCGTTAGCTTTATATAATGGTGATTTTACAGCAAGCATGACAGTTGCGAATTCATCGCAAGTAGTTATTTGCTCTATGGGTGTGATGTTAGTTTATCTACCAGCAGCAGCTAATATCGGTGATAAAGTTTGTTATAACACGACAACAGGCACTATTACGACTATTGCACCAGGGGCTACTTTGTCCGCAGGTACACTATTTGCCCAGGCAGAAGTAATTAACTACTCAACAGCAGGCGCAGGCTTGGCGGTAATTAGGATTCAACCGACATACGCAATACCAGCAGCAGCATAAACTAACGATTATTAGGTGAAAAATATGAACTATTCAAGACAGAACATGACAGCAATCCAGTCTGTCATTCATGCTAGAGACTTCGATGCAAGAAAAGGAAAAAGCGTTGAAAACTTTAACGGCACAAAAGAAAATATCCAGTCCTTAAGAAGCATGGGTATTTTTTATGATGAACATCCTTTAAGCCAGGTATATGAAGCGGCTAAAAATCAACGTGGGGCAGTTGTTTTTGATGCCGTTACTCTTCAGGTAACGCAGAATACACCTTCAGTTCCCACGCCAATCCAGTTCTTGCAATATTGGCCTACTGGTCAAGTTGCGGTTTTAACATCGATCAGGCAAGCTGATAAGCTGATGGGATATGCAACATTGGGTCGGTGGGAAGATCAACAAGTTGTTCAGTCTGTAATCGAAATGACGGCTAATCCGGTGGTTTATTTAGATAATACTGATAATGTACAGGCAAGTTATCAGCCTTCATACAATCCTCGTACGATTATTCGTTTGCAAATGGGTTTAACTGTATCTCAACTAGAGTCTAAACGAGCTGCCGCAGGTATGCTTGATGATGCTGGCTGGAAACGAAAAGCGGTTGCCCAAGGTTTAGAGATCGCTCGGAATTCAATTGCGTTCAATGGATTCATATCCGGCGCAGGTGGAACGTATGGTTTTCTAAACGCGCCGGAATTAAGCGCATACACTATCGTTCCAGCAGGCGCAGGAAGCTCTACAACTTGGGCATCAAAAACAGCCTTAGAAATTATTCAAGATCTATTGACTGCTTTTGTTGCGCTTAGAAATCAAACTCAGGGTAATGTAAATCCAAAAACTACCCCAACCACGTTAGCGGTTCCAACGAATTGTATCGATTGGCTAAGTAAAACAACTGAATTTGGTTACACAGTTAATACATGGTTAGAGAAGGATTATCCTATGTGCCGCGTAGTTGACGCTCCTCAGTTGCAACTTGCTTACTCAAACTCTAACGTATTCTATCTATATGGAGATATGGTATCGACCGAAAACGATCCGTACTCAACAGATGGCGGCGAAACTTGGTTAGCAGGCGGACCTACTAAGCTTCTATTGCTTGGCGTTCAACAAAAGACTGATGGTTTCGAAGAACGTTATTCTAATGCGACTATGGGTGCTATGTGTAAACGGCCTGTGAATTCAACGCGTTACTATGGGATATAAATTGATCAATTAGATCAAAATTAAGTTAGTGCGGTTGAAACTTGTTGTTTTTCCTTGAGTTTTCAACCGCAGTAATGATCTGCAAGTTATTCTCTACGTGCAGTCCACAGACTAATTTATGGGTTAAGGGTATGATGTGATCCACATTGTGCTCTACTCCCGTTTCTTCAGTGATTCGAACACATTCTCTATAAATAGCTAATATTTTTTCTTTATCGGCCCATGATACGGTAGCTTTCTTTTTTAAAGCTCTTCTTCTAGCATGTTTAGCCTGAACAATGGCTCGATTTTCGATTAAATACAATCTATCGTATTTCTTAAATTGATCTTGATTTTCAGCCCTGTATTTTACGGCATATTCTTTTATCCAGTTTGGATTAGACTCAACCCATTTTTTTCTTCTTAATTTCTCCTTTTCTTTATTGTTTTCATAAAATCTACGAGATTTTTCTCGGCATTTTTCAGGATTATTTTTCTGCCATTCAGCCTGTATTTTTTTTACTTTCTCTTTATTTTCAGATCTGTACTTAGCACTCCTTGCCTTATGCCTTTCAGGATGAGCATCTCTAACAGCCTTTCTAGCAATGCTGGTACATTGTTTGCAGGTATATTCATGACCGTCATTTTCTTTTCGTGATTTGGCAAAACATTCAAACGTTTTTTCCGTTTTACACTTGTTACAAACTTTCATAATACTCCTTACTGGTAGGTATATTATAACACAACAAAAGTCAATGTATAGTTTACAAAAAAATAATTTAACCCTATAATATTTTTAAATTAGGAGACCTACTTATGCCATACATTTTTTCAACTCACCCGTGCTCAGGTAATTTCACAAAATATAAAGATATCCCAGAAGGGGTGAAAGGATTTACGCCAAGAGAAACTGAAAGAACATTACTTATAAAAGGAGGCGCTGGAATATATGATGAAAAACTAGGTCATGCTCCTGCTGTTATTGAAACGTTTGTAAATGATGAAGAATTAGTTTTCCTTAAAAGTCTTAAGCATTTTAATGATCAAGTGGATCAAGGATTTTTGACTGTTATGAATGATAACAAAGTTAGCGCAGAAGAAGTTTCGAAAGGCATGGAGAAGAAAAACAAATCTCTACCGATGGATGAAAAAAATATGCGATTAAAAAAGAAAGGAAGCGGAGAGTCAGTCGTTTATGAAATGGAATCTGTCGAAGAAAGAGAAGCAAGAAGCCAAGAGAATAAATAATAAATGGCAGATTCATTGATTGAGTTCGACTATGCTGTATTTAAACGTCAAATTCCAAAATACAAGGATTTGACTGAGGCGTACGTTAATCAATTTTGGGACATCGCCATTCTTTTCATGAGCAATGCTGACTACGGTTGGCTAAGAGGGGCTAAGCGTCAGCTTGGCCTCAATTATTTAACCGCCC